CATACACCGGGGATTCCGGGGTTCTCGGAATATATTTTGCAGCAGGTTCTATCGCCGGAGGGGGTGGAATGTCGGTGGAATCTGCGGCTTCCCGTTCATATACGGCTTTGATTTCGGTTTTAAATCCGGACACAAACGCCTTTTGTTTCCAGAAATCGATATATTTCTTCATATCTACTTCGGGTTGGGCTAAGAGAAGATTTACATTTTTAGAGAACGACATGTTTTCAATCTGGTCGATGTTGTCGTCTGTGATGATTCGCATCGCCACATTCGCACACTGCAATTCCTGTATCAACAACTTGAAAGAATAAGGTATCCGAACCACACTGAAATCTCGTCCAAACCGGCTGACATTTTCCACTGACATGTTCCCTTCTGTGATAGACCCGACAAACTTTAATGGACCGTCCGCCATTGGACTCAGAAAAAGGTTCTTATCGGGGTTATATACCGCAATCATACCGGTTTTATTACAGACCGCCATATAGTATTTGTCTCCCCTTTCCATCATCGATTCGGTCAACATATTCGCCGTCCCGTGTGAAATTAATACATCACGTTCCATTTCACCAATTCGCAGTCCGCCATCGTTCGCACGACCGCCCACTGGCTGTCGGGTGAGCGCGGTTCTCGGACCCTGTGTCCTATAGTTTATTTTATCTTTCACCATGTGTTTCAACCTCATATAGAACGTGGGTCCGATGAAAATGTCGGATTCCAATTGTTCTCCCGTCATTCCATTATACAGTATTTCATTTCCACTGGAATGATAGTGGTGTTGGGTCAATATTTCGGCAAACTGCGATATCTTGGTCCCTTTGTTGTTAAATGCGGTCGCATCCCCGAAGGTTCCCTGGACGACACACGCCTTTCCTGTGATACATTCGACCAATTGGCCGATTGTCATGCGCGTAGGAAGTGCATGAGGATTCACAATAATGTCGGGGCGAATCCCGTCTTTTGTGAATGGCATGTCCTCTTCGGGAATAATCATTCCGATGGTCCCTTTTTGACCCGACCGGGAAGCCATTTTATCGCCGATGGCGGGTATGCGTGTTTCGCGAACACGGACTTTTGCAATCCGTTGGCCCTCTTCGCCTTCGGTCATAAAGGATTTGTCGACCGTCCCCAGCTGCCCTTTCTTCGGCGTTTTCGAAGCGTCTTTTCGAAGTCCGGTTTTCGTATCTACTAAACAGCTCATTCCAATGAGAACCATTTTATCGTGGACGGAAGTCCCCTCTCTCACTAAGCCATGTTCGTCCAAATGTTGATATTCATACCCAGGTTTTGTACCGATTATATTGGCCGTGTTCTCAATGTTTGTAAATATTTTCTCGGTATCGGCTTTCCCGTTTGTTCCGAGAACCTTTTCTTCGTGGGTTTCATACGTCGTATAATAGGTGGTCCGAAACAGTCCTCGTTTGAGCGACCCTTCGTTTATTAAAACGGCATCCTCCATATTGTATCCAGTGTAACACATAATGGCGACGATGGCGTTTTCCCCGTAACAGTTCTCCTCTCCGTTAATATAATCCATATATCTCGATTTAATTAAAGGTATCTGCGGACTGTTGAGAACGACCGCAGCTTTATCCATTCGAAGAGTGTAATTGGTATGATACAGGGAAACCGCCTGTTTGCTCTGTCCGCACGAGAACGAGTTTCTGGTCGCAGGATTATTTTGTGGAAAAGGGATGAGATTACACATCATCCCGAAGGTAAACGACGGGTGTATCTCCATATGAGTATATTGCGGATTTGTCGCGGCCGTTTCCTCGTCCAATGCGATGAGGGCATCCTCACTCTCACTGGAATCGATATAGTCAACGACCGCCTTCTTTTTTATAAACGCCTCGTGTTTGAACGGATTGATTTCGCTCCCAAATCCGTCATACAGCTCGTATAACTCATATATTTGCATGGGGTCGTGGTCGACCTTTTTTGGGTTAAACCCTGTGATTAATTCTTTCCAGGTGAAATCGCTGTCTTCTAACTTCTGTTTCATCTCCTTGTTCTCAAAGAAGAAAGTTCCAGTGTCCGTATCTTTATACACGACGGGTCGCGACAAACGACCACCGTCGGTATAGATGTGTATGACATTCGCCTTGATTTCGAAAGATACGCTCATATAAATCGGTAACAGCCCGTTTCTCCGAAAGACTTTAATATATTTGACGCAGTGATAGGGGTCCTCTACCATTCCCGCCCAGTATCCGTTGACAAATACTTTGGTTTCTTGGGCGAGAACCACAGGATTACACTCCTCTACGAGTTTCAATTTCGTCTTCTGTCTCAACCATTGTATGACCGGTTCTCTCGAAAACCCTTTTGTAATATAGGTTGAGATAGAGAGATGTTTATGCAGTCCGATGTTTGCCCCGTCGGGGGTATCTATGGGGTCGAAAAACCCCCATTGGGTGGAATGTAACATTCGAGGACCTACGAGTTTCACACTGCTGTCGAGTGGCAGGTTCGTCTTTCTTAAATGAGACAGTGCCGTATTGTGTGAGAGCCGGTTCAAGTCTTGGAGAACCCCGATGCGTTTCGTGTGTTGTTGTGTCCCCCAGTTTCCCTTGAACCCCTTTTTAAACCACGATTCTACGATACGGTTCGATAGACAGTCTTTGTGGTCTTGGATTAGACTTGGTAGATTGTTCTCATAAATGTCTTGGTTAAAGAAAAGAACTTTTTCATACCAGAGTTTAATCTCTTTCTGTTGGAGGTTGTATGTCTCCCGGAAAAGGTCGGATATGAGAACCCCAGGGGTTTCAATCCTCTTAAACTTGTAGTTGTCGCGGTTGGTCTCTTGTTCGATTCCGGTATAGACTTTCAGGAGGCGAAACACCATGTATCCTAAAAAATAGGCCTTTCTTGTAAAGTTGAGTTCTCCTATGTGAGGTAAGAAATAGTCCGACAGGATTTCGAGGACGGTTTCAGTCGTTTTTCCTTTAGTGAGAACTGCGATGAAATCCAATGCGGCTTTCTGTGTCATTATCCCAGAGGATTCATGGACGGAGGGTACAAAGAGGTCTATGATATCTTCGTATTTGTATAGGTCGTGGATGCAGGTCGTTATAATATCTTTATCCGAAAGAATACCTAATGCACGAAAGAGGATAAAGAGGGGTACGGGTTTTCTCACATTCGGTACATTGACAACGATATTGAGATTCGAATATTTTGCAGTGGGTTTCACGAGTTTTACAGAGAGGGTTCGGATGGGTTTTGACACGTTTTCGGAGACGGACCGGATGTTGGCCGAGCAAAGATAGGTGTCGTCGGTGTCTTTTTTCACATCCAACAGGTTGTCTGCAAACTTTTCTTGGGGGATGAGAACCTTTTCTTTGCCGTCGATGATAAAATACCCTCCGACGTCGTTTCGACATTCGCCCATTTGAAATCGGATATCTCGAGAGAGAGAACCTAAAATACAGTAGTCGGATTGAACCATGATGGGAAACCGACCGAGGAATATACTTTCCATCACTATGGTGGTTTTCTGGACGTTTTTAGAGACCATCGATTTTTCGGTGAGTTCTCGTATTTCTCCGATGTCTTTCGTCGTAACTCCCGTTTTTTTAAGGCGTGCCGTCGGTTTTTTGAAAGGTTGTTTCACGACTTTGGGGGCTCCCCCGGTCATCTCGAGGTCACTGTCGGATTTCTTAAAGTTGGTATATTCAGGGACCTCTTCTTCCTCCGAATATTCAAACTTGCCGTCAGTGTCGCCTCCAACCACCGGGACGGGGGCTTCGTCGTCTTCTAAAATGTTGACATATTCCACTTCGATGTCATAATGAATCGTCATCGCATACGTCATATTTCTTAACCGGGCTTCGTTCGGATACATATAGTGCGGTCGACCTTCGTCGTAAATCACGGGTTTTCCAAAATAAATGCGCGACCCATCCTTCCCGCCAAAATATAGCAGCGCGTGCGACCGATATTCGCCGTGCCCCAATGCAGGATTGGTTCTCTCCGTCTCAGGGTCATACCTCGCCAGATTGGGGTCATACTTTGACTGGATTCGAATCGGGTTTTTCTCCTTGAATATTTTGTATATTCCCGATGAAAAAAAGTCGTTATAAGATTCGAGATGATGTCTTACTAAACATTTTGGGTCATTTTTGAAAAAAGAGTCGATTATGTTCCACGTAACCGTTGTATTCATATTATATATATACGTGGGTATTTATATCTTTAGCAAATATCGCAGAAATAAACCGGCAACCCAATCCAACAAAATATGTGGGTAATTTATAATGGACGTGAATAATTTGTTCTCCCCTTTTAAAAATCAAGACCTGTGTCTGTGGTTCTATTTCCTATCTATTGCCGGCTTCGTTCTCTTAGTTCTCGCGGTAGTTACAGGAGTATTCATCGGCATCACGACACGACGAAGTTGGGCGTTCTTTGTCTCGATGTTCTTTATGGCATCGACCTATCTCATCTTTTATTTCCAGAACCGTCTGTTGTATTCAATGTGTATAAACTCCATTTAAGATTCGTTCAAGTGTTAAAGTTTTTTCTTCCAAATATAACATAATATCATGGACATATTATATTATAGCAATCATTGTCCGCATTCGCAAAAAGTCGTGCAGTATATATCTCGCAATGGACTCTTGGATAAAATAAATGCAATCTCGGTGGATAAGCGGAGCGTAGACCCGATGACGGGACAAACCTTTATTCAACTCGAGAACGGGAAAAAAGTGATGCTTCCGCCGAATATTCACAGTGTCCCCGCACTTTTGGTGGTGAAACAGAATTATTCGTCCATCTTCGGGAAAGATATCATTCAGTATTTTGAACCCTTTGTGAAAGAACACACGGATGTGGCGCAACAGCACAACGGAGAACCCATCGGAATGCCGATACAACCGAGTTCTTCAGGAGTCGCCATTCTCTCCGAGCAGTATACCCTCTATGATTTATCGCCGGATGACCTCAGTTCGAAAAGTCAGTCGGCTAAACGACCGATGTATAATTACGTTTCGGCAACGAACCACCAGTCGTTTAAAATCCCGACCCCACCGGATACCTATCGTCCCGACAAGGTATCAGTTTCTTTAGAAACGATTGAGAAACAGAGGAGTAGCGAAATCGCCGGACCACCGAACCCATACGGGATTTAATCTGTAGTTCGATGCGACGCGGGACGTGGAATGAGATAATTGAATAAATTGTATCCAATTATCATATAGAATTGATTGATGATCCCCCCCCCATCACGACGGTCATGCCGACGGTCGTCGCGACTGCCGCTCCAATATTGAACTGTATCCAGTTTATTCCACAATTGCATAAAACCTATACAAGAAAGAGTGTGAAAGATTTATCTCTGGCTTCCCTTATTTTTATTGTTACAACCTCTGTCTTATGGCTCGCCCATGGATATTTTATCATGGACGCGTCCCTCGTCTTCAGTGGAATCGTAACGGTCACAATAAATGTGGGTCTCTTATTCATGTATTTTGCATATAGGAAAAAGAAGAAGGGATGAATACAAAATATTGCAATAATATATGAGGATTGTATTATTACAAATAGAAGACCGGAAAACATACATTTTACACCAGTTTATGAATCATAATAAAGAGATATGCAATGAGAATGAGATAGAGTATATATTTATGGAAACCACCACATTCAATGTCCCGCCTTATTGGGCGAAAATATTTGAAATTAAAAAAATATTTAACGAAAAACCTGATGTTCTGTATGTGATGTGGTTAGATAGCGACGCCTTTTTTATAACGAGACAAAATAAAAGTTTGCAACATTTATTGAAAACAAATGAGTCTTATTCTATGATTATATCAAACGATATGCCCCCGTGGAATCATGTGGACTTCAATGCAGGTTCATTTATTGTTAAAAACGACAGATACGGCAATGAAATTATAGACAAATGGATATCGTTATATAATCCAGAAAATTGGAAATATGCAGACTCAAAATGGACTACAGATTCTGTATGGGCGGGAAATGAATACGAACAGGGTTCATTTGTTACACACATTTTAAATGACGACTATTATAAACCACACATATTACAATTATCATACGAAGTATTAAATTGCCCGAATTGTGATAATGATAATACATTAACCGTTCATTTGGCAGGACATTATAAAGAGGATGTTGACATTGTTAGTAAGTGTATTCGTACGATAACCCGTGTGGAGGGATTTGATTATTTTCATTCATTCAATATTAAATTGCCCTTCATGTTAATTCTATTGAATATTCTGGCATTTTTACAGTTTAAAAAAATGAAGTATTCAAATCTCATAACATGGATTATTATGGGTAACTGTTTCATATTATGGGTAACTGTTTCATATTATGGGTAATATACGAAACAGATTCAAAATATTCGACGTGAGAATCGCACTAACCCTCAGTCACCAGAGTATTATAGATATTCGATAGTTTACAAAGGTTTTGTATATATACAGTAGCCGTCATTTTATTGTTTTCTTCCATGGATTTAATGGGTCCTCGGATACGGTCAATCGCGTTCAATATTTCTACCGCATTTGACATGTAGGTTAAATCTCCGCTATAATCCTTGTCAAAAAAAGGGGAAATGTCCCCGTTCATGATGACATCTTTATATGGCGTATACACAAAATAATGCCAGGCCTTTATAATAGATGTAGGATTCGCCTTTTTAAACATTTCAAATGCCGACTTAGTCGTTTTTAAATCCATGTTATCTGGAAAAATCGAGATGACATCCTCTACAAACTCAAAAAAAGTGTTGTTGAACCCACGCAATACGGTAGATTTATCGTTCATTGACTCTATATAATAATTCTATATGTAAGTTTTATATGTTTTATCTTTTATATTGGTTAACTCAATTTATTTCGCTCAATTCTGCGTACGTTACAGAGGAGGAAGATGAAGCATTCTCTTTCAACTGCTCGGTTAAATATCGTATAGTCGCCGTATGGACTTGCATGTCAATTCTCAGACCGACGATTATTTTCTGTTGGGTTTCGATGACCTCCTTCTGTTTCATGTTATCTACGTAGTAGTTTGCCTTATTCTGGTTCATGGTCTGTAACCACTGTTGATGACCCTTGGTTTTCAAATGGCTCGCGAGTTTCGATGCATTCTCATAGACCTTTTTTTTCTCTCGTCTAGAGCCGCACGGGCATTCTATTCCATGACGAATCATCGGTATGCGGTCTATATAATTTCCGTGTTCGTCGACCATCGGGGTATATGTATCCGGAGTCACGGCCAATTCCATATCTAATAGTTGTGCGATATCTGTCATGGTAGTAATATAATGACTTATATCATCCGGTCTTCGGTTTGAATCAATTTTATGTAGATCTTATTCATAAAATGATAGGCTTCACATGTGATACTTATAATAAAAAAGACCTCGGCTATCACGGCGACAGCCATAACTGTAGAAATCACCACTGTAAATATCACGACAATGATTTGGTCTGCAATAGTATTCGCTCGCACCATCTCTTGTTTTTTTGTCAAATTCTTTATCAGCTGGAGGTTTAATCCATTGGCGATAATTTTAATTATTATGTCGTTGTATATACATGTCTGCCTGCATATAGGACACGACTCGTTTTTTTTCAAATGTTCCAACAGACATGTGTCGCAGAAGAGGTGCAAACAGGGGGTAATCACGAGAAACGTCGCCTCGATTCGTTCCAGACATATCGGACAATCTCCGATTCCATTTTTTTCCCAATATTCGCGTATGATTTCTTCTTTATATTCAGTGGATTCACCTTTTTTAGAAATATTGTATATTTTTAAGAAGTGGTCGATTTGTTCTGTTTTGCATTTTTGTAAAAACACTTTCATTCGTCTTTTCGGTCGGTAATATGATAATAATAATACGAATTATTATTATATGATTTATTTATTATGCTAAATTGTTTATTCGCGATAATTCAAGAGATACATGAGCTGTTTCGGAGATAGGGTTTGCACGTATTTTTCGAACTCGGTTCGTTTCATAATCACTTTTGTAGTGGCAAGTGACGGCACATATACGGTGTGATGCAAATGATGGATAATACAAAAATAGGGTTTTGGTATAAGGATGTTCGATTTCTTCACATAGTAAGACACGTACAAGTTATGTAATCCAGTGATAAAGTTTTCGTATAAAATATAAAAGTAATAAAACAGCTCGGCATATCGCGGGAACTCGACTAAAAACGTATGGTTCATACCCTTCTGTATCAAATCCAAAAAGTGATACTGTAGGTTTGGATGGTTTCCACGCAACTCTCTCCGGGTCAAATACTGAGGGTTCTCAATGCATGTGCGGTCGCCGTTTTTATGTGTCACCATCAGTCCCATGAGATAGTTATGTTTATCCACGGATAACCAATCTGTGATTGCATATTCTCGCGGAAAATGAATGACATCCTTCCATAGACTCGTTTGGACCCACTCTACATATTCCTCGCGCGGAACAATCCGGATTTCATTCTCGCATATGCTGTATACAGATACCAAATATAGGGCGGGCATTTCAATGTCGAATACGATATGGTTCTCGGGATGCTGTAACACAAAATTGTAACAAATCCTTTCATTGGGGACCAGGCTTCGTGGTCGAAGCTTCGGCAAATCATCCATGTCATCGTTAACAACCTCCATAGACCCTAACGCATCCAAAAACATGTCGCGAAACGTGGATTGAGCCATATTTTCGTGTATCCCGGGATATTTGGTGCGATAGAACCAATAATTTCCGCCAATCGCCCCTTTGGTGGCAATCTCCCATTTGTCGAGACGTTCGTCCCAGAACAGGGAAATGAGAGTCCCTTCAATCGCATCGTTTGCGAAGAGGTCTCCACCGCAAATCTCGGGGTATCGGCCCATAAAGGTTTCCGAGGAAACGGATTTGGGAGGGGTGTAACACAGCACTTGTCCTTCGGGGTGAGACAGAACCACCGAACTATACTTCCCAATAGCTGCATCGGTTTCGTCGGGGTCTATCGTCCTCCATATGTTATATTCTACTTCGCATGCTTTCACATGTTTTGTCACTACTCCTGGTGGCAAGTGGGTAGAGTCTATCTGTAAAAACGGAGTTTCCAATTTGTTTTCCATAATGTTATATTAATACAGGTGACATCTTTATACTCTTTCTCATACAATAATAGGTCACGGTTATGCAGTGGCATTGCACTCACCGGACAGATATGGATGAGAGAGGGTGCGATGCATGTAAAATTGATTGGATAGGGGTAGAAGAAGGAGCGGCAAATATTGTATGAACCATGGGACAAAACGTGAGTAAATATCTATGTGCAAATAAACCAAGGGAGGAAGAGAACGAGGAGTTTACAGACATGAATGAATTGAACGAGTTCGAGGAAGAGGTTTTAGTAAAATATACAGAGGTAGTGGAATCTATAAGTGAAGTCATGGCACCACCGCCAGTCCCCGTAGAAGTCCCGGAAGAGATACCCGTAACAGTTCAACGGACCTACCGAGATAGGCCTCCGCCGAAGATACGGACAAATATATGCGATGTAGAGAAGTCGTTTTGTTTTAAAGATGCGTTAAGACATGCCGAAAAGGCGAACAAGACTCTGCATTATGATTACTATAAGATTTATCTGAAACATTTGTTCGGGTCATGTAAAAAAATAAAGGACAAGGTAAAGACCATTCAGGATTTGAAAGAGGCCGTATCCACGAAGTTAATTTTTCCGTATCAAATCGACAAGGTCTTTGTTCGAAAAACGTTGAACGACAATGCGTATATTTATAAATCATGGCACCCAGGAGTCGTTGTGAAACTGTTTCGCACCGTTTACAATGCGGACAAGGTTATTATAAAGGCATACATTTACGACCAACAGTGTGATTATGTCTCGAATATGATAGAAGAAAGGTTTCGCGACGAAGTGGCGTTTCAACAGTATGCCAACCAACTAAACCATAAGATTGATTTTATCAGCCCAAAAGTATATTCATGTGGTAAAATATGCAGATATAAATATCCTGGTAAAAACTGTTGGTTCTCTTGTTTATATATTATTATGGAAGACATGCCATATTTAACATTAAAAGACTGCAATTTTTCAAAAGAAACGATGAAGCAGATGTACACAAGAGTGCATGAAGTTAGCGATGCACTCACTCAGGAGATGTTGTGTCACAACGATTTAAATTACAACAACATTATGATACATCCGGAATCAGGTCAAGTTATTCTTATCGATTACGGTGAAACGCGTATAGGACCGACGACGCCATTGTTTTCCGACGAACAAGTGGAATGATTTGTAAATATATATGATTTAATATATATGGATAAAAAGGAGGAAAAACGTCGGGCCAAAGAAGAAAAAGAGGCATTACGCATTTTTTCACAGAGGAGGAAATGCATTCAAACGTATCGCGAGAAATATCGAAAGACCGCTAAAAAAGGGTTGCTTGCAAAGGCGAAAGGGGGTCCGAGGGCCAAAAAGACACCGAAGGTCCCCAAAGAACCGGTGATGCCGGAGAACCTCCCTGTAGAACCACCCATCAAGAAATCCAGGGCCAAAAAGGCATCGAAGGTCCCCAAAGAACCGGCGATGCCGGAGAACCTCCCTGTAGAACCACCCATCAAGAAATCCAGGGCCAAAAAGGCCCCGAAGGTCCCCAAAGAACCGGTCATGCAGGTAAGCCTCCCTGAGATTCTTTCGGTTGAACCAGAGCGTGAGCGAGAGAAACCAATGAAGAAATCCAAGACCCCGAAAGACCCTGTGAAGACGACGAAACCCAGAAAGACCCAAAAGAAGAAACCGGCCACACAAGAATCGACCCTATAATTTATCTACATTCCTTTAGAAAAATAAACAATCTATTATATAGAATGTCTCAAGATTACGAAGAGGACACGAATGAAACTCCCGAGTTTACACTGAAATTGGGAGATATCATAGAAATATATTCCCCGAAAAATGACACATTAAACAATCAAACCTTTTTTATAGAATATATCAATGAATCTAGAATCGTCCTCCTCAATATTGCAACAACAGAACAAATACAGTTGAATATGGACGAAACCACTGGCGAATTGAGTGATAAATCCATCCGCGAGGTCCGACTGCTGAGCCGAAGCGAAGAAAGTGGGTATGCTCGACAGAATCGATTGGTCCCCGAAACTTGGGTCGAAATCCATTTCGGAGGCGATATCCCGACCATTCTAACGGGAGAGATTACCAGTTTAGAAGAAGACCAGATTGAAATCAGAACATTTCCTGAAATGGATATGATTTACATCGATTTTGAATACAAAGGGATCCCCGAATATATACCTATAAAAAACATTATCATACGCGATAAACCGGCCATGGTTGAAGCCGTGAAAACAGACCCGTCTGAACCGGGTGTAAGCCCCACTCGCGACGACCCGCATGTAGAATATTTAGATACAGGAGAAATGTGGATACATGCCGAAGAGAACGCAGAAGAAGAAGAACATATCATAGACGCACTTCGGTTTGAAGTCGCCAAATCGAAAGAGGTCATTTTCGGCGAAGAACTGGAAACCGTCGCCCAGTATTCTGAGATTCCGGATTCACAAAAAAGATATACCATCGACTTACAGACAACGAACCTTTTGGACGAACTCCTATCCACTATACCGGCGTTTGAACGAAACGCGATAACCATGCAAAAAATACACGCATTAATCGCACATTACCGCGAACTCCGACACAAGTTCTCTGTGTTCAACGAAAGCGGGGATGTCGTACGTTTCAAGCGAAACAATCCGTTGCTACACAAACCTTTAGTAGATAGCCTCGCGAAGCTTGATTCAAAAGTGGATTGGATACTTCCGGTCGTCTCTTTGAAAAAGAAGGTCTATGTAAATGAAGAAGAAAAAGACACGATGTCATCTGTCGGGGAGGGCGATGTCCTCCCTTTGGTGTTTGACGAAGTTCTCCAAGAAGAGGAAGCGACAAAACGAAACAACTATTACAACGAGCAGACGGTGATGGATGAAAACCGGTATTACCGTCTGTATCAACGTCTCGAAGATTCTATGCGACCTTTTGACGCGCCCACAGAAACCCCCCATATTTTGTCGTCGATAGAGGTCCAGGCCTCGATGGAAGCCATCGTCGATAATTTAGACGAGTTTTATAGTTCGGTTTTCAAAGTCACGGGTGAATCCCAGGAAGGAATCGTTCGCCGGAAATACGTGATTCAAAAATACGATTTGGGATTGAACCGCAGAACCATCCAGATGCGTGGTGACCGCGAAGTGGTCGAAACGTTTCCTCTTACCCGTCCCGATACGATGTCTGTGAAATCTGTGGTTCTCCTGCCTGCCTCTGTCATGAATTATTCGCGTGTGAATCTCCCATGCACTTCGATTTTAGAAAAGTCGAACATTCATATGTTCTCTCTCATGCGGTTTCAAATCCTTGGGAAAAACAACGACATTCCGCCAGTGGTTATCGAAGATTTAGAGCGCGACCTCTATGAAGACACGGACAACGACGATTTTTTAAAAGGGATCCGACACTATGTTCTATCGGACACCTTACGGTCGGTCCAACCGACTTTTGAAAAAGTACTGCAGACGATTGTCCCGAAAACAAAAACGCTCGTGAAACTCATTAAAAAGTACGTGACCAATAAACTGTCGCTCCTGGCCGTCGTCGAAGCATTGGAACCTTTTAAAGTATATACGGATGACCTATCTTACACCCAATATTTAGAAATCCGCAGGTTCATTGTCGAGCAGATTTCCGTGAGAAAAGAGTCACTCGATAAAAGGCGCAAGGAATACGGATTTCTTCCGAATTATAGGTTTCCCGTTAAACCCCAGCCTTTATCCGTGATAAATTATATGATGGAAAAAACGGACTTCATTGAACGCATGTTGTCGGGATACCATCTGCCTGGACGCGAGTTCATCCAGAAATATCTCACGACGTCGGAAGTGTTGGTACGCATGTATGAAACGGACAACGGGTCCCTTCTTATGCGACTGATTGGATTTCTCATGAGTTCTCTCATGACTCCTGAGAGTGTGTCGTCCCTCTTCAAAGACGACGACGATTCCGCAGACATAAAAGCCACGGACTGCAACCGCCGTGTGTTAACAAAACGGTATTTGTCAGTCAAAGAGATGCATAAAGACAATGGCACGGACGACGTATTTTACGACAAAGAGTTTGACGATACCCCTTATCATATTCTAGAAAAATACAACGGCGACCGAAAAAAGATGTTGCCCGATAAGTTCCTCCGTTTTTTAATGGAGAACCTCATTGAAAAACATGATTGCCCGCAAGAACGTGCAGAAGGGCTCGCTGCCGCGCTCGTCGCCGGAAAAAAACGCGTAAAAGACGGAGAATATGCAATGTTGGTCGTTCGACCCCGTCGCGAGAACACAGGGGCAACGCCGTTGACCCTTGCGGAACGGAAAAAGATGGAAGACGAGGCCACCCTCCGGGAAAAAACCACGTATTATTTCCGTAAGAGCAACCAGTGGTTTGAATACAAAGATATCGACGAAGACGCGTTTTTAGATACTAGCCAGTTGTTCTGTAATTATAAGGAGAACTGTCATTCTACAAAAACGGGGGTCGGAGAAATATGCGAATCCGGGGATGAAACTGCACGCAGAATGCGAAACATCGCGAAAAAAAAGATAAAGGGAGAGTTTGACAAACGTTTCGAACTGACGTTCGAGGACATGAAATCGAGCATCGAAACCCGTATGAACGACCGACTCATGTACTTACAACGATGGTTGCGTATTCATACCGTCCAACACGAAAAACAGAACAATATTTCATACCAGATTGGACTGGAGGCCATCGGGTATGCGGATACGGTGATTTCCAGTTACATAGCATTGAGAGATAAAATACTAGGTCAGACAGATTTTGTGAAAAAACAGACCGACATCGTGCGATTTTACGACCGATTTTGTCGAGAACCCATGGATATTTTGTCGGAGGACCACGGATGGAAATATTGCAAAGAGACGAACACGAAACTGCTTCCGGCATTCCTCCATGAATTGGCCCTCTGTTTCATTCAAGGAGAAGACTATCAACTGCGTCTCGAAGAAATGTGTTACAGTCACGGGTTATTGAGCGATGCCGGCAATGCCATTGTAGATAAGAATAGCGGGTTTGTTGTCCGCAACATCGATTTTGCGGAAGAAGACGGATACGACGAAGCCGGGTTTAAAATCACGACACATGCATTCCTCGAAAAAGGAGAGATGGAAAAAGTCGTTGAAAATATGTTGACCCAATTTTCAGAGAAAAGAGAGAACACTGTATGTGAGAACGAGAGGAACCAAATGATATGCAACCTGTTGGACGTGATGATGAAACATGTTCCGTTGACGACGGCGAAAGAATACTGTGTTCGCGTCACAAACCTGCTGTGCGATACCATGATTGATACTGAAGAAAAATACAACCGTGCAGCAAAAAAGATGGAAGAGAAAGAGGGGAAAAAGTTGTTACCTTACAAAAAACGGAAGAACCAACTCACGATTCTCATTACTGCCGCCGTATTTTTTACCGCAATCCAGACGGAGGTTCCGTCGTTCAATACAAAAAGGACCATGCCGGGGTGTGTAAAGTCGTTTCGAGGATACCCGTTGGATGGGGAGGAAGACCTTTCTGGCATCAAATATATGGCGTGTGTTCTCTCGAAAATGGAGAAAAAAATCGAACCATGGAATGCGATTGAAAAGATGCCGGTGCTGATTATACAGGACCAACTCAAAAAAATATTGGTGGACGTGGTGAAACATTCCGCAGTGGATGCCCGGTACCTTACAAAGCGCGAATATATGTTACTCCATGTTGAAGATAACATCCCAGTCGAACATTCCGTCGAAAAGTGGTTCCATTTTTTACCACCTCTGATAGATTTCAACACCAAGCTACAGCCTTTATCTTCGGACTTTAAAGACGACTTTATTTCTCTCATGCAAAAGGGACAGAAACAGCAACACGGGGATTATATGGTGATTAAAAGCAAGGTAGCGGGGTTCTCCTACCGAATCATAGAGAACATTCAGGAAATCGTTCAATCCAAAGACCTCTTGTTATCCGCGGTTTCCACAGGGAAACCGTTTTTACAGAATGTATGTTGCAACGAGAAAGGGGGCGATGTCATACCCATCCTCTATTTTGCAAAAGAGAACGACGAGATTTTGAAAGATATAAAAACCGTCGCCTCCATGTCCTCCGTCATTCAAAATGTAAGAGCCATATCGAAACCACCGTTTTTATACGACCCCACAAACACGATGTTAAAATATCCATCGATATCCCAGGACATTGGAGAACAAAACATGTATGCGACGCTCATTCATTACTGTGAATTAGATAAAAAGGTCCGTGTTCCCGCGAAGTTCCATTCGTTTTTCACGGATATACCCGTGGATTACCCGAATAAAGGTTCCATAGAAGAAAAAGTGGATTTTTTAAAACGTTCAGGCAAACGGTTTTCCCCGAATGAACTGTATGAACTGTTGAGAATCGTCCATTCAGAGAATCGTGTGGAGTTAAAAAAGTCGGCGAAACATAATGTCGCGGAGAAGTTAAAAGATGTGTTAAAGTTGTTTGACGAATATCAATCTCCCGTCATCGACCAGCGGCTCCGTGAAAGGTTGACGAATGTTCTAACACAATACGACCAAACGAAGCTGATGACGATTCTGGACGACGGAGACGGTGATACGGCCGCGGCGAAACCGGAAAAAGCCCGTGTATCCGCCGTTAAAGTTCTGAAAAATGGACTTTCGGCCATCCTGGAAGACACTTTTAAACCGAGCATACTCAATTTTTTAAAAAAATATGGAAAGCTCGGGTCGAGAGAACAGGAGATGTTGTCTACTTTTTTCGAAACGTTTGTGAAAACATGGGCCGTCCACGACCTATACAAAGTATCCGCGTTCATTAAAAACGCGGTGGATGAGATGACCCGTGTGTTTCCCAATATACTAATCACAAATACACAGAATACGCGTCCCGTTCAATCCTACTGGGATTTGGCCCCCGTCGATTCGGCGAAAATATTCCGGTCCATACAAACCTATTATGAACCTTTAGGACAATTCCGACAAGACACGGTTCTCCGCGAACTCTTTATGTTTATTAAACCTAAGTTTGTAGATTTAAGAGTATTCTTTGAGAACATCCCTATACAGGAATCGATACACGTCGGCACCCGCGACTATTTTTCACTGTTTGACGTCGATACCATACAACTGTTGTTGGAATACATCTTTCTTTCCGTGTTGCACGAATACATCATTGCGACGGATGACGTCGGACTAATCCGAAGGGACAAACAGGAAAAGAAGAAGTTTAATCGAGAACAAATCGCGAAAAAGGGGGAGGACGATGTCGCGAGCGAATACGTGGACTTGGACGAAGAACGGCGAGAAGTCTACGGCGATATGACGGAAGTCGATATCGACGACGGGAACCGCGATGAACTAAAGACCCGGGTCGCAAAACTCTTGATTGCATTTATCAATATTATCCGTAAAAATAAGACGGAGATAGACATCTCGTATGAAACCATCCGGTCTGCCATTCGAAAACGCAAAGAGAATGAAAAGAACCGTATTGTCGAGCGGTTCAAAGCAATGAGTCCCGACGAACGTTCCGTAGAAGATATGAAAAAGAAGTTTAAGATGGACGAATGGAACTTGGGAACCCAGCGAGGCATTTTTGAATACGATAAAAAGACGAGCGAGAGAGAAGTGAGAGAACAGGAGGCAGAAGAAGCACTCGATATTCGAAAACACGGCATGCGTAAAGAGGATTTTATATCCATACATGGAGATACAGAAGATACCGGGGACGTTCTCCGAGAGATGGTCGACATTGAAGATATGGGAGAAGGTCCAGAAGAGGCCGAGGAATTAGAGAACGAAATCACGGGGCTGAAGAACCATTTCTTCGACGGTCAATATTATTCGGAGGATGAGTCGGACGACGATTTCGGTGACGATTGATTCATCGGACATTGAATCGTACATGTTCTAAAGAAAATCGTCGAATATCTATATATGAACTATATTCGAACCCATAAACTATTTATTTCGATACTCCTATTCTTTGCCCTATTTTTCACCGTTCATACATACAAACCCCCCATGATATACAACGTCGACGGTGGATTCCGCCCTTTCGGGGTCGGATACAAACATAAAACGGTGATTCCCATATGGATAGCCTCTATCGTTTTAGCTATTTTTTCTTATCTATTGGTTCTCCATTTCACATGAGTTTCTCTATTTTTATTATGGATATGGATAAGGAATCTTTAGGACCACAATTGTATGAACCGGGCGTAAAAGAATATATGTATGAAGTATTAAACAAATGTCATGAGAACCGAGTGAATATTTATATGTATGTTCTCAACATATCTGTCGTAGTCGTCTTTTTAGGGTCCGTTTGCATAATACTCCTGTATTGTTACAAGAGTAAACTTACCCCTGCAGAAGAAGATAAGAAACGGGTACGAGACCAAGAATATGTTCTCTCTAAAATCCGGTATTATAAGGAACAACAACGGGTCATCGACAGTCGGGCATCCATCACAGGACTGCCGGTGGTGGACGAACGCCCGTTATACTAGGAAGGTAGGCCACCTGCAACGTGTCGCGTGGGGGTGCGTAAAATACTATAATAATGTATTATTATAGTATATGAGTTTTATCGAAGAACAGCGCAAGACAGTCATCGAAGATAACAATACCGCCCAAGAGGACTTTTTTAACCTTTTAGAACATTTGAATCCGGCGGATATAAATATTATAGTGAGAGAACCTTTATCCGGAGACCTCGATTTCGAAATCCTACAGAAATGCAATTTTTCAAACGCTGTTTCCATCTGTCTGAGCCCCGGAAATATAACGTCTATCCGAAACATTCCGAAAGGGATTACGAAACTGGAGTGCGGCGAGAACTTGCTCGTGGATTTACCCGAGTTCCCAGAGAGTTTAACCGAACTCGACATACACGGGAACTATGTGAAACGCCTACCAGAACTTCCGGTGAACCTGAGAGAACTCCATGCGAACGACAACCAATTGCAATCATTGGACCGTCTTCCTGAAAAACTCGTGGTTCTCAAATGTTCGAACAACTATTTGAAAACGCTCTCTCTTGCCGGGTTGGACGAGCTGAAAACCCTGCACTGTTCGAACAATCCTCTTTTAGTCGTCGAACATTTACCGGAGACTCTGACGGATTTTGTAATGGAGAATGATGTCGCGACCCAGGTAAACCGTGTCACCGAACCAAATACGCCAAAAGACCCAGAGAACACGATAGAGAAACGCGCAAATTATAAGGAGTGTTTATACACCTATTTTGAATTGAAAAACCGGTATATGACCGGGGTATACAAACTCAAACAGGATACATATCGCCGGTCCAAATCGAAAAAGGAGGCAAGAGTCAAAATGAGAAACCTTAAACCGAAATGTATCGAATGCAACCGCCCCGTAGGAACCGTGTTTAAGACAAAAGGGAGAACACATATTGCCAAATGCGGGGACGAATCTTCGCCGTGTTCTCTTGATATCGAACTCTTTGCTGGGGAGTATAATACTGTCGGAGATTTATTGGACTATTATAAAAACTCGATTGAAACCACGAAACAGAAAATAATGGTCGATAAACTCGAAGTGGTTCTCAACTATATTTTAGAAGAGGACGGGGTCACATTATTCAAAGAGAACATCGGGGATTATACCAAGGAGAACGTCCACTACGACCTCATCAAAAAAGAGCACGACAATCTCCGATTTAACGAAGAAACCTACGAAAAAATACGGCAAAAACAGCAGAAAATGAAGGAGATTCAAGAACGCATCGACGACATGTATAAGGTGGCGGCGGCCACAGGAGACGGAGCCACTGCGTTTAAAGATGCGATGGCGATGTATATCGACGAATTGTTACCCGAAGTCGAAAATATGCAATATATCAAATATCAGACGCGAGAAATCGAAGAGAACAATGGAATCTACCGCGTATGCCAATACCCTTGGAAAATACATCAGTTCGAATACACGTTTGGTGAATATCCGAAAGTCGTCAAGTTTCGCGTGAAAACGATATAGAGACAGACCCTTTGGAACGTCTATTTTTTACACACGCTTTTATAATAGGCATTTATGCTGTCCCATTGAATGTCGTTCTGTTTGACCCATTCCCCGATTCCGCAGTAGGGGTCTCCCAACCCTTTATGTGTGGACTTTAACGCCCAGTCTGAGGATTTAAAGTCGATGACCCCGGGATTACGTGAATCGTAACCCGCCGGGATACTATTTTGAATGTCGTATCGATATATTCCGTTTTTTTTTTGGTCTCCAACTTTTACAGTTGATTTCGGTATGCCATTCTGGATTAGCGTGAGGTCGTCATATTTCATTAAATAATTTGAGCCGAGTTTTGAACTATGTTGATAACTACTATGTTCATATAAATTATAAGAGAAGTCTTGCGAATATGCGAGTTTTCCTACATTGTTATGGTTTACATGCATAGGGATAATACAGTTTCCACTCTCATCTATTTCCCAATAATCAGGACAGGATGTCATGTCTCTCGGAAACACCTCGGGTTTCGTATACAAATAATCTATAATTAGAGTATAGACTACTAATCCGATAAAAAATAGGAGAGCGATGAGCAGGATGAATATATGAAATGTTTTCATTTATATTTCATATATATAAATATTTATAGATTCGAAGGACTTAACACCTGTTGCTGTTGACGACTCCGTCCCACATGATGCCATTTCGTTTGGCCCACTTATGTTTTTCGCATTCGTTCAACCACACTTCATCTGTGATACGTAGACTTGCTATTTTTCCATTTGCAACTGTGGGTGTGGGATTGGCGTGGGGGGTCGTAGCCCCCGGATAGGGAGGAATCCATCTGCCGGTATAGGCTACCGCCGACGTGTTGTTCGGTCGCACCAATGGATTTGCGCCCAAGTACTTGTCGTCCGATGGCATGTTAATGTCTGTATCTGGAGGTGTGCAGACTCCTGGTGAAGACTCACTCCAAAAATCCGGACAGTTACTCTTATAATCCGGAAACGATGTATTGTTTTTGTTGGACGTCATCATTATACCAATGATGGTTAATAATAGAACTAGTAAAACGACCGCTATTATTGTGACAACTGTGTAATAATCCATTATATATATACGTATATATTTGTATGCGTGGTTTCACTAAATATTTAGGCTATTTATTTCTATAGAAACATTATATGGATCTCGCAAATTACAGTAAACCAATCATTCATTCTAAATATAATGGAAGATGCAACATTATGGAAGACCCCGACCCCACCGCCGTTTTTAAAATGCACGAAAAAATCGCATTGAAAAATAAAGCGACGAATTATTTCAACTCTCTTTCTGGCAATGATTGGGAAGACAACCTCCTCGCACGCGTGTTTTTTTCGGCTGAAAACATACAAATACTACAGAATGGACTACGGGCAGGTGTGTATGCCATGTCTGAGAATAAAATCGTCATCCCCCCTCAAAACATCGACCAATTGAAGATTGTCATGAGAAGCACCTATCTCCAGTATGCGGAACATTTAACCACCGGTATCACCCCGCAAGTCGAACGGTTAAACAAAATCGTATGGGACTACGTGGTCCCTACAGTATATAACGAAGCGGTGGGATATGTAAAATATATGAAGGACCAGAGCACCCTCGTGATGCCCCTCGACCGACCTCTGCATCATGACCGTGAATATAAACAGCTGGAGCTGAAGGCCTGGTTTTAACTTCGGAATATCATGCGAATCGCACACAAATCGGAGGTCACCCACTCTGCAGGCAATGGATGGTCTGGTCCGTCGAGAGATATCCGCGTCTGGGGTTCATAACCACCATATGAAGAGTCCTGATAGATATACGGGGTTTTTAATGCATAGACGTTGTAATAGGGTTGAATAAATGCTAAAGGAACATCCCAGGGATAATCGGTCAAAAAAACTTCAAGCATGGCTCTCTGAACAACGGCGGCGGCCAAAGGAGAACATATCATTATCCCGTGGGTAGATAACATGTGTTTGATTCGAACCACACCCGGATATTCAGGAACGGACTCGTAATAATTGGCACAATGAATCCGGTGGTCGTTCATGCTACAGTTCGATATGCCGATGTAAAAGAGGTCAGTATTGTCAGGGATATCTACCACAGTGGAATCTACCCCTCTATTATGGATGGAAACGTTGTCTTCTATCAATAAAAAAGGGGCGAACGGTTTCCCGGGGATTTGAGAACGCAATCCTTTCTCAAGGATACGTATGACTCCCGTCGCACCAGATTTATTTTTTGCGATTCCAAGAATAGGATTGACAAAGTCGACTGCGGTAGAGAACTGCTCTCGAATATGCGACTTTCGGATTCCGGGTTCATCTGTTTCACTCGTTAGACAGTATATTGGTATGGCGGAGAAGTCGATTTTCATATAATTAGTATGATATGAAATATGTTTTTATGTAGGTTGCGAGAACGATGGTCCTGATAGATTATTAAGACGAACACGTGGCGATGGTCTTTTTGCTCTTGGGTTTCGCTGTCTTTTTCGCCGGGGCATCCGCAGCCGCCACGGCGGCCCGTCGTTTCGCAAGATATTTGTCATACTCTGTTTCAAAGAGATCCAAATCGGTCCTCCACATATTTTCTAGTGTGGTTCCCATGAGGACCTCTAACGCGTGTTCGGTTTCTTCCTTTTCCTTCATAATTTTCGCCACATGTTCTTCTGTGACGGAATCCATCGGCATCTTCACGAGATATTTGTAGTCGCCGTCGATGGCATCATAGCCGAGGGAGGTCAATAGGTCGAACACCTGTTGGTTCGTTTTCTTTCTCAAATCAATCGTATCGGTCAAAACGTCCTGTATGTATCTCGCACGGTTCGACAGTTTCTTTAATATCTCACGCATGTCTCTTACGAGCGCGTCTTTTCGTTTGCGATAGGTCTCCATTCGAACCGGATAGAACGCGTCGATGATGTCTTCCACCGAAGAATATTTATGGAGTTTGCAGTCGGCGTCAAACATGTGTATGTTGGTGGTCGAGACGGTCGTGGTGAGTTTCAACAGTTTTTCGAGTGGTCGGATATCGTTCGAGTCGGCAGAGGATTCCAGTTGAGCGAGCACCCCTTTCGGAAACGTCACTGTAATATCGACAAAGATTTCGGTCGACATATTCACCATATCTTTGAGAACCGGTAGGACCCGTTTCCCGGCTTTGTCGACCCCGCCGTCCAACAGTCCTTCCAGGAAAGTGATATACGGCATCGTCCATGTTCCGATAGGTAGTTCGGTGATGCGTATTTTATCCTCGCCAACGGTTTCATAGACTCCCTTTATGAGATATTTATCCGGTGAAATCTGACGGACCGTCCCGAGAAATCCTTCATAATAAGGTTGGAATGCGGATTCCGCGGGCGACGGGGCCCCGTCAATCTTTGCGCGAAGGTATTCTACAATGGTCTTTGGATGATACGACGGAATATCGCACGAGAACCCGGTTCCAATACCGGAGATACCATTGACTAAACAAAAGGGTATAATGGGTACATAATAATCGGGTTCCACAATCATTCCGTCGTCGTTCGTGTAGGTTAATACGGCGTCGTCGGATTCCGGGAACACGTATCGCGTCAGCGGATTCAAAAGAGTGAATATGTATCTTTCGGACGCAGAGTCTTCGCCGCCTGCCAGTTTCGTCCCGAACTGGCCGTTCGGTTCCAATAGATTGATGTTATTGGACCCCACGAAGTTTTGCGCCATTTTGACGATGGCCCCATTCAAAGAGGCTTCGCCGTGGTGGTAGGCCGAGTGTTCGGATACGTATCCGGAGAACTGGGCGACTTTGATTTCGGTCGTCAGCCGGCGTTTGAATGCAGAATACAGGATTTTGCGGAGGGAGATTTTGAGACCGTCGACCATGTTCGGTATCGACCGGTCGCAGTCATATTTGCTGAAATGAATCATTTCACGGTCGATAAACTCTTCGTATGAAACTGAATCGCGACCCGTATTCAAATACGCCGATTTATCGTATTTCTCTAACCATACCTTTCTGTCGTCTGGGCGTTTTTTGTTGAAAACTTTGTCGATACAGTCGTCGCTCGTGGGTCCCGTGTGTTCGAATCCGACGATTTTTTTGTTTGCAAAATATTCTTTGAACTCGACTGAGGTGGACGTGCCTAACCCTTTAAAGTATTTGATGGTCCAACCTGCAGTTCCCGTAGGACCGAGCGACGACTTCCATGTTTCATATTCGCCTTCGTTGTAGAATAAGAGGGTCTGTGCCCCCTTCTTTGCCCGGAGGATGGGAGTATTCATGAAAGAGATGAATCCTGGAATATGGGTAAGACTGCACCATTCGCTATGGAAGAGATTGATACAGAGACCTTTGATGTGAGACCCGTCCAAATCCTGGTCGGTCATCACCATGACTCGACCATATCGCAACCGGGAATGTATGTCTTCGATGGAAGAGTAGGTTCGTCCGATTTCCAGACCCAGAATCTTTTTGATGTCCGTAATCTCTTTGTTCTCTGAAATCTTTTTCACGGCTTCTCCTCGGACGTTGAGAACTTTCCCTTTCAATGGGTAGATGCCGATAGTATTTCGGTCGTCACTGGAAAGACCCGATACGATGCCCGACATGGCACTGAGCCCCTCACACAGTATGAGGATACAGTCTTTGGATTTTTCCGTCCCACTGAAGTTGGCGTCGATGAAGTTGGCGATTCCGCGGACGGTTTTCGTTTTCGCGCCGTCAGATTTCTTCGCGAGCCGGTTCTCTTTGGCTTGGGTGAGAGAGCAGGCGAGGTCCATGACCCCCATTTTCGCGACTTTTTCGACGAACGTGTCGGATACAGTGCATGCCGACCCGAACTTATTCGACGGGGTATTCATAAAGTCCTTGGTCTGGCTATCGAATGCAGGGTTATCGATGTCGCATCGGAGGAAGAGGATGAGCTGTTCTTTGATGGAAGACGGGTTCACCTTGACCTTTTTCTTTTTCTCGATGTAATCACACAGTTTACGACAGATTTGACCGAGGATGTAATCTACGTGTTTCCCCCCTTTGTGCGTACAGATTCCGTTCACGAAAGACACCTGTATGAACTCGTGGGTAGAAGACATTGCGACCGCATACTCCCATCGGTCTTCGGGGGATTCATACACGCGTTTAGTGGTATCTTTTGGTCCGATATAGAGGTCGATGTATTGCTGGAAGTTTTTCACGGGAATCGTTTCGCCATTGTAAATGACGCGAATCTTTTTGACGGAATGGTCGGAGACGGCGCCGATGTCGTATACGCGCTTTTTCAATAGGGCCAGCATGTCGGGGGTCAGCCCATCGAGGTGAAGTCGGTCATAATCGGGTTTAAACACGACTTTGGTATAAGGCTTGCTACTGGAACATTTGGTGATTTTGGGCGTGCAGATTTCGTCGAGGTTTCGTTTAAACTCTTGCGTGTATTTGAGTCCTCTGGTATGGTCCACGGTTTCAATATAGCCTTCCGTCGACCAAATGAGGACGAGTTTGAACCCGAACCCGTTCTTACCTCCTACCGTGCGTTTCTCGTCCTTGTTGTAGTTCGTGGATGTTCTCAAATGACCGAAAATCATTTCCGGTATCCATATGTCGTTTTCTGGATGCTTCGCAACGTCTATCCCGTTTCCGTCATTGACAATCGTAATGGTTCCATCCTCGCCGATGGTGGTGTCAATATAAGACACGACTTTCTTATCCACGGCGGTGGACTGAATCATACGAACGACGTGGTCTCGGGCATTCACGATTCCCTCGTCGAAAAGTTTGTAAAGTCCGGGAACATACTCGATGTTCTTTAGGACAATCGCCTTTTGAGATTCGTCAAAGACGAACATCGAAGCATCCACTTTCTCCACGGAACCGATATAGGTGTCGGGGTTATCGAGAACATGCTCTTTGTCGCTCTTCTTTTGGTATTGTTTTGCTAGGTCAGTCATCTTGTATTATTACGCACAATTTATTAAATCATTTGTAAATCAATTTTATAAATGATATATATGTCAGGAGTTGCGACGATGCAGATTTCATATTGCCTTAAAAAAAACTGCTACGATGCTTCTGGGAAACGGACAAACGATGTCCCGTTGTCGAAAAAAAATAGTCGCTGGTGGATGGGAACGTATTCGAATACGGACGGGAAAAGTTGCAGAATGCGATATGCACGGACTGTATCTAGACACGGGTATGTTCCATCGACTTCTGCGGTAAAGTCGACCCAGGGTCTTGGATGCCCGACGTATTCCTATTGAGGGTTTAGGATTTTCTCTACCTAATGTATAATGAAAAAGCCAATGCGTTGTGCCGATGGATTGTATCACATCAAGGGAAAAACCTATAAAGTGTTGAGAGGTTCTCGCGCTCAAGTGTGGAACGGGACGGCATACAAAACCGAAGGAAGCCTGTTAAAGAGCGACCTGGTAAAGAGTCACGGAAGAATTGTCAGTGCATTGAAGCATAAGACCGCGAAGAAGGAGATGCGATTGCAAAAATATGGTTTTTTTGCGAAAAAGGGCAAGTTCGGATATGTGAAAAAATCGGTGTCTCGCAAAAGTCGGGGTCGAAAGACGGCTAGACGAAGGCGGTTTGGAGGCGAAAAAGAGTCGAAATACGAGGATGCGGAAGAGTAAATGGAACGGCAACGTTAAATCGAAATCATAGACTTGTTCTCCGGTTTCTTTCTGTAAATGGATACCGAATCGACTAAAGAGGCTTTCAATTGGTGGCTGATAAAGTTGTTTGTTTCCATCAACTGTTGGGTCGTTAACACACAGAACCAGGAATATTTGGTGCGTTTTAACAGGTCTTCGTCGGGAATATAAATCCCATAGATGTTTTCTGGTAAATCTAAAAAGTGGTCTTCCATCAAGTGTTCGATGAGAACCGGTTTGTTCTTGACGGTTTTAATGCCAATGTATTCCCCTCCGATGAGATTCATTTTCCCGTGGTTTATTTTATCGATGCATCCCTTTTCGACATCTCCTAAAAACTCGTAGACGTTTGTAATATGTCCGTTGAAAGAACGTGTTTTCAAATAGGTCAGATACTCTTCTATCACAGGGTCGTTCTTTTTTGCACCCATAAAGTAGGTGTCGGGGATGAATCGCCGGGTTTTGGCGGACGTAGTTCGGTTGATGGCTTCACATACAAACGGTTTCCCACCTTCTATCCCCCGTTCAAACATGGGTTTCAGATTTTGACTGCATAAAAATGAGTTTGGGACGACGAACCCACCATAATAATAGAGTAACTGTGCGAGTCCAAGCTGGCGATACTGGGATTTCAAAGGTTCGGCGACAGTAGACAGCTGAATGTCCCATGTAGGAATCAATTTGCTAAAGGTTTCGTCGTCAATCAAACAAATGTGAAAATCATTCGAACAGTGATTTATAATGCTTCGTATCGTAAGGTGAATATACGGCTGGTTTAAATCATATGTGTTTCTGGAATAAAAGTCGCGCCATTTTCTGGCGTTCAATTCATATTTTGTATGAATCCAAATCTTCGGTTTATTGAAACCGTACAACGGCGAATCATTCAATAGATACTTTTTCACCATTTCATACTCGTCGTCGGGTTCAATAATCGTAAACATTTTTTTAATAGAACCGTGGTAATAACTGAAAACCCCGAGAACGGCAACCAGGGCCGCGTATTTCCACATTTTCGTCATATAGTATACACCGGGAAAAAGTAACCATTCGTTATTTATTATATTATAAATATAATTTGTTTAACCTACCAAAGACAATCACCGCAATATGCATATATAAATACATGCATATTGTATTTAATATTATAATGCGACATTCTCACGAAAAAAAATGTTTTCATACAGGTTGTTTGTAAAAAAGGCGAGTTCGATAATGTTCTCGTGTAATTTATTAAACAGAGTAATATATTTACACGTATATGGTATGATTTTGTATTTTGTTTCTTCGGTTAAAATATCTGTCGTTTTTATGAAATTGTAAAAATAGTATAGAATGTCAATCACGGAATACCCTTTGTCGTGTATTTCATACAGCGTCTGAATGGCATGCATGAGTCGGTTCTCTTCTAATAATCGGATAAAGGCGTCAAACGAATTACATGGAATTGTAGAACACAACTGGATACATACCGTTTTGTCTATCGGTTCTCCGTAGATATATATTTTTTCTAAATGGTTTATCATGTCTCTTAGAGAATGGTTTGAAATGTGAATTAAATGTTCCTTTGCTTCGTCTGTGATAAATAGGTTTTCTCGTTCGATGATATTTGTCATAACTGTCTTTATGTTCTCGATGGTCGGAGTAGTGAGACGGATGATGTGGACTCGCGATTGGATGCTTTCGATGACTTTTTGAATATTAGTACAAACAGAAATAAAATGAATGTTGTTCCGGTATTTGTCGATATAGTTGCGAAATACCTGTTGGCACTGTTCGTTAATGGTGTCTAAATCGTCGATGACGATCATTTTTTTCTTGCCATAAATCGTCGAATGCGATTGACAAAATGTTTTCATGTCGTTGCGGAAATAGTGGATGCCTTGTTCTTTTAGATTGTTGATAAAGAGGATGTTGGTTTCGGGGATAGTTTCTTCTTTCGAATATCCGTAATATTCGCGTAGTATGGAATAGAGGAGTGTCGTTTTCCCGGAACTCGGACCGCCTACCACGAGGATGTTCGGGTCATCCATTTCTAAAAGGGTTTTTATGACAGAGAGGAGTCTCATGTCTATCGAAAAATCCTGTAAATAGTATGGTTTATATTTGGATATGAAGTTCTCTCTCACAGAAGACATGAAGTCTTTGTGGTTTATTCTTTATGAAGTTTTTCTTTCAATATTATATGAACCAAAAATGGGAATGTATATTATTTTAGTGTAAAATGATATATAAAGAATCAAATTACATTGTATAATGCCTACCCATTATGAGATATTAGGGGTTTCTTCGGATGCAGGCGAAGGAGAAATCAAAAAGGCGTATCGCCAGCTGTCGCTACAGTATCATCCGGACCGAAATCCAGACCCCTCCGTTCAAGAGAAGTACAAGTTAATCAACGACGCATACGATGTGTTGAGTGACCCGCAACAGAAAGAGAAGTATGACCACGAACAAAAATACGGTGAAGGATTTCATCATGTGGACCTAAATGGAGGAGTCCACGACATTTTTAATATGATGTTTGGCATGGGATTTCCAGGGGGAGTGGAGCACGGGTTTGCCGGTGGACCCGGAATAAGAATCTTCCATAATGGTATGCAGATGAATGGTGGCGGCGGATTCCACGAACACATTTTCAAGCAGTTACATAAACCACAGCCGATTATCAAACACGTCGAGATTACATTGGAACAGTGTTATCATGGTGCGACCATCCAGGTTTCCATTGACCGCCAGGTGAGTGTAAATATGATAAACTACATCGAAACGGAACTGATGGATATTACTATCCCCCGGGGAACGGATGAAACGGATGTAATGTTGATTCGTAACAAGGGACACTCGATTTCAGACGACATACGAGGCGATTTAAAGATAACATTTTCTGTCATAAACAATACTATTTTTAGACGCAGCGGGATGGACCTCGTTTTTACGAAACACATTACATTGAAAGAATCCTTGTGTGGATTTTCATTCGAAATCAACCATTTAAATGGGAAAACATTGAATATGAACAATCTTACAAACAGTGCGGTCATAAAACCCAACTATAAAAAAGTCGTTCCGGGGTTAGGTTTTATTCAGGGCGACCAAACGGGTTCCTTGATGGTAGAGTTGGTCGTCGATTTTCCCGATACACTGACGTCCATGCAAATCGAGGCCTTACGGTCGATACTGTGAAGGTCTTTCAAAGGTGTCTATCTATCTATATATTATAGTATAATATATGGATTACGGTTTATGATATCCTCTTGGTGGGGATTTCTACATCGACAATGTAAATCGAGTTTTCAGTGACGACAATATACTCTTTTCCGACCTTGAAGATTTTCGAAATAGGACTCGTGTATTCCTCCTCGGATTTTACCAGCAACTTTTCTTTGGTATCCTTGACACCAATTAAAACTGTTTTCTCGAGAGAAAAAGTCCAATAATCGAGTAAAATCGGTTTGTCATCGACAATCGCGAGTTTCGCCGCATGCTGTAAAGTGGTGTTCTCTGGGAGACGATACCCATTTGGTGTAGTGTTTGACGCATTGGAAGCCATTCTATTTATATTGTATATTTATATTCACTTTAAATAGTTAAAACGAATTAATATTTATTTTAAACTCCTAAATGGACGGCTTCTTGGAAATATTGAGAAGTCACTTGAATCGTTTTTTTTCGGAGCTTTCTTTTTTTCACCCGGGTAGACGGCTCGTCGTTTTCTATACGGATGTTTATATATTCTTCTTCCAACATATGTTTGATAAACTCGAAGACGAACAACAGACATTTTTCACTACAGTTTCCTACAATCAATACACTGCCCGTTCGAAATATCATAAAAGAGACCTCCGTATACTTTTGAGCGTCGTCAATCTCGCACATTTTTAATGCGCGGTCTGCCGTAGACACCTGTCCGCGCTGTATCTGATGGTCGTAATCCAGTTCGTTGTTAAAATAGTATTTACATTTGACCCCGGGATAACTACAGGGGTCAAATGCGGATTTAATTCCGTATTTATCGCTTCGCAATATTGCGTGTATTTTTTCACGGTTGATATAGAATCCGCAGTTAAAATTAGAATTGATGAGTACATTTTCGTCGGCACGGTCCGTGTAGGTGTATTCCAGTGGCGCTGTCACATGGGGTTGAACGACCTCCAAAATCATACGTTTCACCGTATCTAATAAACGATTGTTTAATATTCCGGGGATTTCCAGTTTCCCCGTATTGAAAACCTTGACATGGATTTCTTTATATTCTCCGCAATAAAATCGCAATACCATCGCGAAACAGTTGTAGAAGGCATTCTTTTGTTTCCCTCGACAGTTCATAATGTCCTTTTTAGAGACCCCTACTGTGAGTTTGCGTTCGTCTTTAAACTTTATTTTACGCGCATTGGGGTTATTAATCTGCTTTATGATTAAATCCGTATAGTAGGGGATGTGTTCCAAGCGTTTTTGATAGGTTTCAAACTCCTCTACCGATTTCGAGACGATTTTCATCTGCTTTTTAATGACACCTTCGGAGGGGGTTCCGTATTCTAGAATGGGTATTTCCCAGAAGATTCGATGGATATCAATGCCCTGGTTTAAATAGAGGACCTTTGTTTTCGTCGATATATACAGTTCTTCGGTAATCGCCATTTCGTCGCTTTTAAACACCGTCTCGACCCCCTTGTGTTCCGTCTTTATACCCATTAAAAAGTCCTGCCATTCTTTATCTGTATTTTGCATTTCAATATAAAGAACTCGATTTTCTTTATATTCTTTTCAATTTTATGGAACTATATGGAAGTCATGCGGAGAACCGGAGACCGTTTATGTGTAATTGTAAAATAAAAAGGTCAATATGTCGTCTACATCTGCGTAGGGCGTCGAATGAATGACGTTCTCTGCCAGATTTAAAAGGGGGCTGCCTACAACCTCGGGCATTTTCCGTATAATATAGTTAAAATAGTTGTTTAGTAGGTTCACCTTGTCCGTATTGTATTGTATACTGATTTCATGTATATATCTTAAAAACGACTCGACGCATTTTTGCTCCGTTAAATGGCGGTATATTTCTTTATATACTTCGTCGGTAATGATGTTTCTATCCGATAATGCATCTCTTTCGTGCAACTGTATAAAATTTATCATGCTGCGAATATCGGAATTGTATATGTGTTGAATGGTATCGATGGCCGAATCCGTGATTTCAAGGTTCTCTTTGTTAGATATCTCTTTTAAAAACGTTTTAATCTCGCCGTTTGGTAGTTGGTTGAATCGGATAGAGATAAACTCGTTCTTCAAGGATTCTTCGATTCGACTGATATAGTTACAAATGAGACAGAACCTCACATTCTGTGACGACTGTTGCAGAAGATATTTTAATGCCTGTTGCGCGTTTTTTGTCATAGAATCCACTTCGTCTAATATGACGAACTTTAATCCTCGTTCAAACAGGTTTTTTGATTTTACAAACTGGTAGATTTGGTTGCGAATCACGTCGATGCCGCGCTCGTCCGATGCATTCAAATGGATAATGGTTCCGCGCGAGATTTCGTGGTTGTTCGATTGATACGAATGAATCAGATTTAATATGGTCGTCGTCTTTCCTGTACCTGGGGGTCCATAAAAAAGAAGGTTGGGAAAGTAGCGTGTTTCTAATATCTTTTGAAACAGTTTGCGATTCACCGGGTCGAGAACAATGTCGTCGAAATGGGATGGTCTGTATTTTTCCGTCCACGGAATATTGTTTTTAGCGGCATTCGCAGAAGTCATTCGGTGGTCCTTTGTTCTCTATATTGTGAAATATTTAATATCTATTTCGGTTTATACATATTCGAGAACGTCTTCTAACCTCATTGTCTTTCCCTGGATTAAAACCTTACAATTGGTTTTGAACTTACGCCCAAATAGACACGGTTGATTATAGAGATACATGAGCTCGTCGAGAGATATGTCTTCGTACATCTTTGGTTTTCCTGGCCCCCGATTTGGAAAAGGATACCCGTCGTCGCTCCATAATGCAAACGTGGTTGCCTCTGTCGGACGCGAAGACTCTGTAATTCTTATTTGGTCCATCATATTCTTATGCTTGAGAGAGGTATAATAATATATTTCGTCAGGAGCAAAGACATCCGAATACCATAAATTGAGTTTACTCTCCTTGATGAATGCAGTATTTTTTACCATTTTTCGATTTAAAATAACCCATTGAGAACATTTACCAAACAGTTTGGGGGCTGACCTATATATTTTCGTATCCTGGTTATTTACATCTTCTTCTGAGTCGTGTATATACCCGTAATTGTCCCTTGTCATTTTTTTATATATTTTATCAAAGGAGGCTAAAGGAATACACGAATTACTTAACAGTATAAACTTGTAATTTTGGGGGTCGTCCTCATATGCACTTCTAAACAACATATTCGACGCTTTTACTAGCGAGAGTTCCCCCCATCGAGTGTCTAAACACTTGGGTAATTTGTATTTTTCAAAATATTTCATCGGTTTGTTCTCTTTGTAATGAATGTAAATCGTGTATTTCTTCTGGTCGACGTTCTTGAAAAACTTTTTCCATAATTCTTCGTGGTTGATGGAATCATATATCAAAAAACAGAAGGCTATTTTTTTCGGTGCGTCCTCTCTCTGCTGTTCTTCAAACCCTTCTTCTGTGGGTTTCCATGCCGAAAGTATTAAACATAGGAGCAATATGGAAACCAGGGCGACAATGACGTTATTATTCATTATACTATAAATGAATACATTTTGATACCCATATTCGCATCTCTCAATATAGGATTGAAACCATTTAAAAAAAACGGGTGTATAACCGTATAATATGTCAAAGGCGATTGGTATTGATTTGGGAACAACTTATTCATGCGTCGGTGTATGGAGAAACGACCACGTCGAAATTATTGCAAACGACCAGGGAAACCGCACGACCCCGTCCTACGTGTCTTTTACACAGGATGAAAGGTTGATTGGAGAACCGGCTAAAAGTTCGGCGACCAACAATCCGGCGAACACCATTTTTGACGCCAAACGTTTAATCGGACAAAAATACAGCGACCCAAAAGTCCAGGCAGATTTAAAACATCTCTCCTATGAAGTCGTCGACAAAGACAACAAACCCTATATCCAGGCGACGTTCCGCGGGGAGTCGAAACTGTTCTCGCCGGAAGAAATCAGTTCGATGGTCCTAGTGAAGATGAAGGAGATTGCAGAGGCTTTTTTGGGTGAAACCGTCACCGATGCCGTGGTGACCGTCCCCGCATATTTTAACGACTCCCAGCGTCAAGCCACGAAGGATGCAGGGTTAATCGCTGGACTAAACATTCTCCGCATCATCAATGAACCGACGGCGGCGGCGATTGCGTACGGTCTGGATAACAAGTCTTCGAAAGACAAAAATGTTCTCATATTCGACTGCGGAGGCGGGACGTTCGACGTCTCTGTTCTCACGATTGAAGACTCCATTTTCGAGGTCAAGGCGACGGCGGGCGACACCCATTTAGGCGGCGAGGATTTCGATACGAGACTCGTCGAATATTTCGCAGAGGAGTTCAAACGCAAGCATAAGAAGGATTTGTCCGAAAACAAACGCGCCCTCCGCCGGTTGAGAACCGCATGCGAATCGGCGAAACGCACCCTGTCGTCGTCTACGGTCGCAAACGTCGAACTAGACAGCCTCTTCGAAGGCGTCGATTTCAACAGCACCATCACCCGTGCCAAGTTCGAGAACCTGTGCGAATCCCTGTTTAAACAGACGATGGCGCCCGTCGAACAGGTCTTGCGGGACGCCAAGATGTCAAAATCGCATATTGACGACATTGTATTAGTGGGCGGGTCGACGCGAATCCCGAAAATACAGCAGTTGTTGAGCGAGTTCTTCAATGGGAAGGACCTGTGTAAATCGATTAACCCCGACGAATGTGTCGCGTATGGCGCGGCGGTTCAGGCGGCGATTTTAACGGGATCGAAAGATACGAAGATTTCGGACCTTTTGTTGTTGGATGTCTGTCCTTTGAGTCTGGGGTTAGAGACGGCGGGAGGAGTGATGACGAAAATCATTCCTAGAAACAGTACGGTTCCCACAAAAAAATCGCAGGTATTTTCGACGTACGCCGACAACCAGCCCGGGGTCTTAATACAGGTGTTTGAAGGAGAACGTGCACTGACAAAGGACAACGTGTCACTTGGAAAGTTTCAGTTGGATGACATTCCGCCGATGCCTCGGGGGCAACCGCAGATAGAGGTCAGTTTCGACTTGGATGCGAACTGTATTTTGAATGTATCCGCAGTTGAGAAGTCGACGGGGAAATCGAATAAAATCACGATTACGAACGACAAGGGTCGGCTGTCGAAAGAAGACATCGATAGAATGGTCGAAGAAGCCGAGAGATACAAGGAGGAGGACCTGAAAGTCCAGGAAAAGATAGAAGCGAAGAACAGTTTGGATAATTCGGTGTTTAGAGCGAGAGAACATGCGAAAAGCGCGGAGAACAAGGCGGAACTGGAGGCGGTCATCCAATCGGCAGAGAGTGTATTAGAGGATTCAGGGGCGACGAAAGAAGAGTTCGATTCGAAACGGATGGAGGTGGATGCGCTGTTGGCGAAGACTGCTGTCCCAGGAGGGTCTCCTTTCCCTTTCCCGAGTGGTCCTCCGGCGGATGGTCCGCAGATTGATGAAGTGGATTGATAAATGACCTTATGGAACATTTGAGTTCAGGTTGAATGATTCAGATAATATTATTTAACAATAATATTATTTTGTATTTCGTTACTGTAGATAAATATACCAATCGAGCGAATGCAATATTTACACTTTACCGAAGGAGAAGAGTATGTCTATTTAAGTCGAACACATTTTTTTGATTTTCGTAGGACCCTCTTTTTATGTCGCCTTGTTATTTTTTTATGGACCGGGCGATTTTTATACTTTTTTGTTCTATAACTAGGTCGTTTGGTATGTTTCCTTGTTTTTTGTTTTCCTCCTCTCCGAGTCTTTTTTTTTCCTTGATAATTTAATTTAGCAATTGCTGTTTCTTCTAATTTTTTATAAAGTTCCGATGTTCTTAACTTATTTAACTCATCAATATCTTCATCCGTCTTATCAAACCTATTAGCTACAGATAATAAATAATTTATTTGGTCTTTCTCATCATGATTGAACTGATTATATTCATTACGTCTGTCGTTTACTATATCTTGTCCCAATTGAAAAATGGGAGCGTCAGGCAAATCGTTCGAATCGTCAGGATATGAATAAGTCCCCTCTGAAGTCATCGGTGAATCCATCGGTGAATCCATCGGTGAACCCTTCGGTGAACCCATCTGTGAATAAGTACTGTCTGAATCCCCCTGTGAAGCCCCCTGTGAAGCCCCCTGTGAAGCACCCTGTGAAGCCCCCTGTGAAGCCTCCTTTTGATTTGACTCTAATTCTTCCTGGTGAGATGCCGTTTCTATTTTTTCATATTTTTTATCTTCCAAAGACTTCAAATGCTCCAAATGTTGAAGCAAATAAAACTCTGTTAATTGAGGTTGTGATTGACTTTTATCACCCAACGATAATGATTCTGATGATGAATAAGCTGACGCTGACGAAACAGGATTAGTAAAAGTAAAAACACTAGGTGATTCACTTTCAGAAAGGTCCTCAAACACTTGTTTTCCGGGGATAGAGTATATTAGTTTTGGTTCAACTACATCATGTATAATGTTATGAGTAGATTCTCGTGTGTGTTTTAGTCGTTCGAATGTACGCTGTACTGTTTGACTAATACGACTATCATCATTACTCTTTCTATGAAGAATCTCATGAAATAGTTCTTTTCTTTGTAGTTGATTCGTACCATCCGTCGAGCCAATAGTATTTCGCAAATCCACACAGTTAAAAAATGCTATTAGAGCATCGTTACTCAATGGATCTCCATTTCTGTCGGTAATTGTACCCGGATGTGAAACTCCATATGTAGTATCCGAACGTTGTCCCGATATAAAACTACATATCTGCGCACAGTTTGACCCAAAATGATGCATATGGTCGTGAAACCCAGCTAAGTCATCGCCGTTGTAATCGGTTGTAATAGAGTTATATTTATAGCCAACATCAATTGTTAGATATGCTCTACACTCCCCGCTTCCACCACTAATATTTTCTATAGTTACAGAAATATTCTCCATCCTATTTGCAAAATCCGACATAATATCTATAGTTCTCTGGTTAATTGGAAATAAAGCTACAATTCTATTAATAATACCTGCTAGAAACGATAATAAATAGTCCAATGAATAGATACATAACCTATAACCTAAATGAAGCTGTTCAAACTGTCGGATCGCCATATCTAACCATGGGATGCGAACCCCTAACTTTTGTGCAAGCTTAAACACACTTTCGAATTGCTCGAATCGTTCACGAAGAATTGATTCGGCGTAAGGGTTTCCTCCGTACCCACCTCCTCCTGAATAATAGCGGCCTGCTTTAGGAGAATATATACACGGGATAACATGAAATGGGTTTTTGCCAAGTGTAACACACACTCCTGTAAGTGTATCATCTATATCAAGTGTTGTATTATTTTCCCCTTTCTTTACCATATCACTTAATAAGTCCGTTAATTCAGAATTTACAATTAATGGAGTCTCGTAGTTAAAGTCGTCTCTTGATATATCGCAAGATATCTCATTATCAGCAGCTATGAGGTGTTGTTGTGAGAGGTCTAACTTACTAATATGAAAAGGTTCTCCTGTTAAAAATTTGATAATCTCATCCTTAGTAGTTCCACTGACAAACATGTCTTGCAGCTGAGATGGAAGAGAGGGCATATCTGGATGTAGTTGATAAGCGGCCCGATGTGTTAAACCCCCTAAAAAACTATTGCAAATATGTTTGGGTTCACTGGTAGGTTCCTCTTCGCCAGACGCATTAGCCGCTGCTTGTAATGCTGCTATTGGATAGGGTCTTGCTGAATTAAGTGATTTCATAGCTGTATCTATAATTGAGGGAATTGTACTCTCGCTTACGTTGCGTTCGTGAACATCAAGAAGTTCTTTAATAATAATATCACACAGGGTTATAATATGACGAGGATCATCGTGGGTGACTTCATATTGCGTAACAGACAATTTACCCATAACTTCGGTTATTAACAGAATTATCTTACTATCACGTATGGTTACAAAGTCAGCCCCAAGAAGCGTCTTGGGTAATTTCCGTAAATCGGTTACTGTATTATCAATTAATTTAAAAATCTCAGCTGCATTCACGCTTCTTTTTGTAGTGATATCGGCTAAAAGCTTTTGAAGTGTACGAAGATGCATCTTTTTATCGGGGTCATTATGCTCCATCATCTCAATTTTAGTACGACATAGTTCAGTAAGTGTTGTTAGGTCAGTAAATGTTTTTTGTTCAATGTATGCTAAAGCAGAATATACCCGCGTAGATAAATCTTCATTCTTTTGACTTAAGCTTTCCGTTTCCATATCAACATGTAAACTACTAGGACTCGAGGATTTCGAGGAACTCGAGGAACTATTACCATATCCGAATAAGCTCGAAATCGCACGCATAATTATATATATACCTAGACATTTATTATTGTTAATTAAAGCAAAAAAATGACGTTAAATAGAGTACTTTGATATGATTTTAAACGTAAATTAAACACACGCCCTTAATAATTTAATAATTTCTAAATACGACTAAATAAAGAATCATTGCAAGCAGGTATCCGACAAAGAACAACTTTTCGCCCTTGGTAAAATCATCGGCTCTTCTCCTCTCCTCTTCTTCACACATACGCTTCTGCAGTTCTCGCCAGAATGGGATGGGCGCACTCATTCTCTTTTTCATTAATGACCATCCTTCCGCTCTGGTCGGGTACATCTTGCATTCAGGCTTCTCGATTCGCTTCACCTCTCTGCGGACCCGGTTCGAAGAGTTTACAAAAACGATTTTATCGTTATATTCGTTTCTTAATGCCGCCTTGATGTAAACTCTCGGATGCATATCTATCAAATCGCTCGTGTGTGTCTCCACGGTCATACTCATGATGAGAATCGGTCTCATCGGGGTCTTCTCAAACTTTTGGACCACTCTAGCAAACATCTCAGGCGTATGTTCGCACACGTGATACCCTCCGTCCTCCTCGTCTTCTACCAGTGTCGCCTCTATTATCTCTTTTGCGCTTACTAGCGCATATCCCTCTCGCTCGTTCAAATAATATTCGTGGTTGTTCTCGGTTACAATGCTCATTGTATAGCTCTCATAAATGCATGATAGGACTGCTTTAAAAAGCATTTCAATTTTATGCCAACCTGTAATCCCGCTTCGATTTTCACGTGCAGTCGCGGCTTCCATAAAACACTTTGATTCAAGGGTCTAAAATGCACTCCTTCCACAAATATAAATGTAAACGTATTATAGATATCATATGGTTCTACCGGAGTTTCTTTCACTTCCCCGTTTACACCGTTTCTATAATAAAATGTGTGAACCAGAATATCTATTTCCCGTAATACTGTTAAACCTTCCCGTCGTGTATACACTCGTGACCGATGAGGTTGACGCGCGCATGTTCGCATTTTCGTATGTTTTATGCGGAATTTTTCAAGGGTATATCAACTCGGGACTCTACTACATTTCCGACATTGTCTTCACAGGAAAAGTAATCGACGATGACGAATGGAAAAAAAACCGGTTCTACGACAACGTCGTCCATAATACCGATAGCACTTATCTCTATGCGTTGGGGTCGATGGCGTATTTTTCGTGTGTCATCGTTCCCGACTCCATCCGGTGGTCGTTCGTATATCCCGGACATACAATCCTTCTCCTACAAATGCTATATTTATTCCTTTTACACGACTTTTTTTTCACAACAATGCATTATACGGTTCATAAAATCCAGCACATGCGAATCGTACATATGAAAATGCACCACGAATGTCCGTTTCGTATCGCAGTCGGACGGTGCGCGATAGCGACCGAAGGGGTCGAAGGGTTATTTCTCGACCTCTATTCTGCTACTTTTTCAACATACGTTATCGGATGTTTTTTACGCCCATTCTATGGATATATATGGGTCCCGTATTATTCGGGATTCTCTTTCTGGTCGATGTATACACACAGTGGTAAAAATAAATATCATTTGATTCATCATACGACGGCGCCCTATTCGAATTACGGACTCTACTATTTTACAGACTATTTCATGGGAACGCTCGATATGCGTTCGCAGGCGTCGTCCGTGACCGAATAGGTTCGAATCCACTTTTTTGTCGAAAATCGCGAATAAATCATATATACATATTTTTCTATATATGATATAAAATGGACCCCGGGTTTTTACACGTCTTTTTAGGACCAATGTTCTCCGGAAAAACCACACGACTCATCCGGGAATATGAAACCCGCAGTGAGAACCAGGAAAAGGTCGCCGTCATCAATTACGCCGGGGATACGAGATACCACGAATCCCTTTTATCCACTCACGACAAGTGTATGATTCCATGCATTCAATCGGACTCTCTAAAAGAGGTTGTATTGGAGACCGATGTCTCCGTCGTTCTCATCAACGAAGGCCAGTTTTTCACAGATATTTACGAACAGGTGATAGAATGGGTAGAGAACCAAGGTAAATCCGTGTATGTGTTTGCATTGGACGGAGATTTCAATCGGACCCCCTTTGGCGAAATATACCGCCTGATACCTCTGGCAGATACCGTAGAAAAACTGGCAGCGGGGTGTGCGGGATGCACTCGCGAAACCCCGGCGCGATTCTCATACCGACTATCGAATGAGTGTCGGCAGATTGCGATTGGTTGTGATTATGTCCCTCTTTGTCGGAAATGTTATCTTCGAAAAATGAACGTAAGGAGAGGGAAAATGTAAAATTGTAAACCACTTAAATAAAATGTAGGATAACCACTATGACGTCTGTAAATAAAAAAAGGGGGAGAAAAAAGAAAGAAGAGAACAATGATATGACGATAGAGGAACCCGAAAAAAAAGAGGATACCGTTCTCAAAAAGCGCGGAAGAAAGCCAAAGGGTGGAAAAATCACCCATAAAAACGTATTGGAACCCCCTGTAGAAGATACACAGATAAACGTGATTCTGCATTTAAAGTGTTCTCTCAAAGACGTTGACCGGGTTGAAGATTTGAAAGACCCCATGGATTACGACCCTGCGGTTCCGCCGGAAATTATGTCATACAATGAGAACCGCCAGGACTTTTCATACCTTGTCGAGGAATGCAACAAATTGGCATATACGGATACGATATCTAAAAAAGAGATGTCTGCGGAAGATGGAACGGAAACGGGGGTCGACGACGACGATGTCGACACGGACCCCAAATTAAACATCAAGGACATCAATGCCAAACTGAAAAAGTTGCGAATCCAGTTTTATAAAAATACATTGAACGACAAAAAGTCGGCATGTTTCTGGTGCACGTACGAGTTCGACAACGAACCGTGTTACATACCCAAGCATGATACCGACGATATGACGTGTGGATACGGCTGTTTCTGTCGTCCCGAATGTGCGGTTGGGTATTTGATGAAAGAGAACATTAACGATTCTATGAAGTTTGAACGGTACCAGATGTTGAACCAAATATACAGTAAAATATACGGGTTTAAAAAGAATATTAAACCCGCGCCGAATCCATATTATTTATTAGAAAAGTTTTTCGGTTCTCTTACGATACAGGAGTATCGCAAACTGTTGAAAACCGAACACATGTTGCTCGTTTTGGACCGTCCGATGACACGGATTTTGCCCGAATTACACGACGACAACGACGAGTTTATTTTGAATATTTATGGAAGCATGAATGTGAATAAAGCGACGTCTGGATACAAGGTCAAACGGCAGAGTGAAAAAACGTCGGGTCCATCGAAGTCGGCGATTATGAAAGACAAGTTTAACCTTTCATAAACGAATTAAAGAATCATAATAATATATATTTATTATGATATCAATTAAACTTATGGGTGGGCTCGGAAACCAGATGTTCCAGATATGTGTGGCACTCGCATGTTCCATTCAATATTCGATGAAATTGGTTATCCCGTATCACAGTGATATGGGAGATCGGAGGATGTACTGGGACTCTTTTTTTAAAGAGATGGTGGAGTACACAACAGAAAACCCTGAGAACCAAATGACGGATGCGAACGTGATGAATATGCCCGTTTATATAGAAAAACAGTTTAAATACTGTCCCATACCCGATTTTAAAGGCGGTTCAATTCGTTTATCGGGATATTTCCAGAGTTTTAAATATTTCGAAGCGTTTCAAGAGAACATTCTGAAGATATTAAACATAGAGAATAAAAAGAAAGAGGTTCTAACAAAGTATTCGGAATTATTCGACAGTTCCGGTGAAACGGTCTCCATCCATTTTAGATTGGGAGATTATAAGGCGCTGCGTCACTACCATCCCATCATGAATTACGAGTATTTCGAAGCATCGTTGGACCACATTATGAGAACAAATCGAGTTACGCGTGTCATATACATTTGCGAAGAAGAAGACAATGCATACGTAGAGTCAAAAATTCAGTTATTGAAATCAAAACATCCGGTCGAATATGTAAAAGTGGAGGATTCGATTCCGGATTACGACCAGATGTTAATCATGGCATGTTGTCATCATAATATTATTTCGAACAGCTCGTTTAGTTGGTGGGGTGCGTATTTGAACGATTCTGCTTCCAAAGTCGTATGTTATCCGTCGGTATGGTTCGGCGAATATTTCGAACACGTATTTGATTATAATGATGTAACTCCTTCTTCATGGACCAAGATAGAGGCCAATCCTATGAATTGGAGACAACCGTTTGTATAATTAGATGTATCTTATAAAAGTCTCTTATAAAATTGATTTGTTTTCTCTCGCATGAAATAGCATAAAAGAATCCTATTTAATAACTAAAATGACAACAACCACCATACAAAACATGTTACAAAGAATCAATGCTCTTCAGGTGAATGTTCCGGAAGAACTGTGTAAAATAAAGGAAGAACTGAATGATGTAATGACAAGTGAGACGAGAGTGTTGAAGTTGTCGGAAAAGAATCGGCGACTCATCTGCAAAAATAAGGCACTCAAAAAGAAAATAAAAGGTTTGAACCGATGGGTAAAGTTGTTGATGAATCAATTGTTGCAATCGCATAGGGGTCTACCCCCCACGTCGGAGGTTTCACGAGAGGTTCCGCTGGAGGTTTCACGAGAGGTTCCGCTGGAGGTTTCACGAGAGGTTCCGCTGGAGGTTTCACGAGAGGTTCCGCCGGAGGTTCCGCTGAATTCTGAAAATATTATATTAGAGATTGTCGAAGAGGAGGTCGAAGAGGAGGTCGAAGAAGAGGTCGAAGAGGAGGTCGAAGAAGAGGTCGAAGAAGAGGTCGAAGAAGAGGTCGAAGAAGAGGTCGAAGAAGAGGTCGAAGAGGAGGTCGAAGAGGAGGTCGAAGAGGAGGTCGAAGAGGAGGTCGAAGAAGAGGTCGAAGAAGAGGTCGAAGAAGAGGTCGAACAGGATAAACCATCGCCGGTCTGCAATGAAGTGTCTGAAGAAACATCAACCGAGGAGGAAGAGGAGGAAGTATATGAAATTGTTATAAAAGGAAAAACGTATTATGTCACCAACGAAAAAGACGGGTCTATCTACGACCTCGATGAAAACGGAGATATAAGTATTGAAATCGGTATATTTGTAAATGGAAAACCGACCTTTCATAAATAATTTATCATACAATCATATTTGAGATATAAACAATATAAAGAACTCGTCATATTCACATAAAAGAGTATTCTCGCCTAAATGGCTTAGTGGTATAGCACCAGTCTTGTAAACTGGCGATCCTGGGTTCGATTCCCAGTTTAGGCTTTTCATATACATGTATATGAAAAACCGCATTCAATATTTTCGCATTGTTTGCATAAATCGGTGACGTGCATTAAACCGACCATTTTTTTTCGTGGCATCTCTCCCACCTCTTTTCACAGTTTTGGGTTCAGCGACAGTCTCTCGTGTAGGATTTTTTACCGGTTCTTTGGGTTCAGCGACAGTCTCTCGTGTAGGATTTTTTACCGGTTCTTTGGGTTCAGCGACAGTCTCTCGTGTAGGCTTTTTTACCGGTTCTTTGGGTTCAGCGACAGTCTCTGAGGTGGGTACCCCTTTTATTTGGTTTGCGTTTGCTTCTGCGGATTTTTCCGAATCACCTTGTATTAATTGTTTCGCATCCCCCTGCGTAATATCAAAAAAAACTCGCACTGTATTTAGTCCTGTAATCGTTTTCAACGAAGAGTTCAAGAGGTATTCTAAGTTTTCTCCCAAATACTCTCCTTTATACATACAATCGATAACTGAATAGTTATCGTCTGTAAGTTCTCCGCCAACTGTATTGATTTGAATATAGATTTGATAATAGGGGCCATTATCACCTGCAGAAGAAAGAATCGTTACCCCCGTGTTTTTTCGATTCATGTATTCAAACTCATCATTATTTATGTCCTCTTTTTCTATTTTGAGTTTCCCATTAAGCGTATTAAGCGTATTAAGTTCCTCGAATGCATTTTCTAATGTTTTTTTTCCGTTTGTCGGGTCTAATACATAATTAAACAATCCATTGACTTCTGTATTACTGATAAACTCGTCAAATGTGGTTTGAAACATGGGGTTGCTGGAATCGCGTTTTGGTAAAATAAACCCTTTAATCGTTTCTATAAAATTAGTATAAATTGGATATCGCGATTTGAACCTGTCGCGATTCTCTGGTTTGTCTTTCTCAATCTGTATATCGATGCCGGGTTTTTCTAAATAGCTTATCGCATAATCTAAATATCGCATATCATTTACATCTCTCTGCATATTATCAAAATATTTTCGTGTTTCGGTTGATACATTCCTGTAATAGTTTCGGTATTCCGACCCACTCAATAATTTATGATACTCTACAACACGTGCCATTTCATCGATGGTGAAATCTTGAGTAGTTTTATTATGTATTTTTGGTATAATCTGTATAATATATTCGATTGCTTCTTTTGCATCGTTGTATCGTTTAATTTCTTTCCCTGATACATCGGTTTTTGCCTTGCGTTCATTCTCAAGATTGAAATCATAGTTGATATCATCCGGTTGTTTCATATGTGTGTACTTTTTCTTGAGTAAAGAATCCTTTTTTAAATATTCATCTTTCAGCTTTTTTACTTCCTTTTCTTTGAACTTATTTAACTTTATCAGTTTATCTATTAAATCCTTGTATTCTGTATGGTTATAAAGGTCATTCAGCCATACTACCTGTGTCACTGTATAGACCTTCCCATTTATTTTTAAATAGGAGTAATCTGCCTTTTCTTTTATAAACATCTGTCTTAATACCGTCGGCAGAATGTCAAGAGGGTTAATATAGTAGTCGATTTGTTCGGTAATATAGGCGAAGGACGACATCACGTTGTTCTTATACGGATATTTTGTTGGAAATAGCGTCCGTAACATCGTCATTATATTTTCCTGAGAAATGGAGAGTGTATCCATTTTTTTTGGCGAAGTGGCATCTTGTGAATTGGTGTCTGTAATCACACGAGAGTTGCGTTTCATGATGTATTCCATATTCGTTTTATTAAAGAAAAAACGAACTTGGTCGGAATAAGACATGTTATATATCAACATCGCCGGATACAATCCGTCCATCGTAAAATAGGGGTATTCGTCCAGGTCGTCCACATCTTTCAAGAGCGGGTGGTATAACATCGACTTTGTAAAAGGAACAATCGATTGTTTCGGGATGTTTGTATCCAACATCAATTTGATTGCCCGGATATAAAAAGACATCTATAATATATTACATTAGATTTTGTCATCACTCTCTTTGACGATCTCCATAATTTTTTTGTATTTTTCGATTTCTTCTTTCGACAGGTTCTCATTAAACCCTTCTAACATTGACACGTGTTTATCTATAAACGACGCGGGCAGGCAACAGAACATGCTGTTCTCGTTCATGAGATAATCCGCGATAAAAACGAACAATAAGGTGAACGAGAGAGCGATATATACATCCCGGGTACCCATCCACGTGATAGCAAACACCAGAATGTCGCGGCTGAAAGTGAACTTAAGATAGGATTCCATTGATTTGCTGAACTTGAATGTCACGAACTTGGACGCGATATTGATGATGATTATCATTAACCCTGCGAATATTTTGCTTTCATTCAATAGTTTTACATGGTTGTGTATTTGGTCGAAGATTCCTGGCGTTTTCTTTCGCATCTGTCTATCTATACTGAATACGGATATTTTAAGAGATTCTTGTAGAAGTCGGTTTGATGTTTTCTTCGGCGTCTATTTTGCGGTTTATATTGAACTCGCACTTCGGATCGCATATATTGCATTTTATGGATTCCGGCTCTATCTCGGGGAAAATGTGTTGAACCATTTCGGGTTTTACGGGCTGGCCTTTGTATATGAGATGTCCGTTCTCACAATGGGTATTTCTAAACTCGGTTTGTTTCAGAAGTAGGGATTCGATTTCGGTCGTAGATGTCGTTTTTTCGGAGATTCTGGGTGTCTCCTCCCCATCCGACATAAGAGACGTGCGAGTCTCCATTCCTTCGGTTGAGGATTCTACAAAGGATTCCACATAATCGGACTGGTAATAGAGAATTATTAGAACACATACAAATACTCCCGTCAGCGTATCCATGGATGAGTAGAGGAGGATAATTGATACGGCGACGAGTTTTCCTAAAATGGTCTGGCTGTATCCCGCCATTTCCTGTGTGTATGTTGCCACTAGAAACGCGAGAACAATCGGTAAAAAGTTGATTATCCATTTCATTCGATTCATTCTTACAACGATATATAGATTAATCATATATTTGCAATTGAACCGGACAAATAATATCTGTCTATTTTTTAGTAGAATCGCACAATGTCTTTGTTGTCAATGGCATCTCCATGGACGAACGATGAGAACCCGCCGAGAAAGCGGCAGTCGTCGATTCGCAAAACCATTAAAATTCGGCCGGCGAATGCAGGGAATAACGAAAGCGACCACGGGGACGATAAGTCTGAATATATGATACACAATTTAGAAGACGTCGAACAAACAACGGAGAACCGGACGAACCGGGTCAATGAAATCATTCATAAATTATCGTCGGTTTCTACGGATAACGACGGGGCGAAGTTGGCGGATTTTACGCCTCCTCCGAACCCTGCGATACAGATGCGAAAAGAGTTGCCACAAGAGAGGGGAGGAGACCCGCCCATCACTAACCTGACGAATCCTTTGCAGATGCCAGCGCCGAGCTTTTCGAAACGGACCGTCAATCCTTATACGGTGAATAATGCATCGAACATTGCTTTAGGAAATTATCAACAGGTGTATACGCCGAAAATGACGGTGGTCGATAAACCCTATTACGCGTCGATGGGAATATCGAATGAATCGGGAGGAGGGGGGAATAAAGTCGTGGAAAAGCTGAATTATATGATTCATCTGTTGGAGAATATGGAGGGGGAGAAAACGGCGAATATTACGGAAGAGTTTGTATTATACACATTTTTAGGGGTGTTTGTCATTTTTGTAGTGGATTCTTTTACACGGACCGGGAAATATGTCCGATGAAATAATGATATCCATTGTAAATGATATCATTATTTATGACGTTTATTTGTTTTGTTGCGCCTTTTTTTGAGGGTTCGCTTTTTTCCTTTCAATTTTCGGGTTCGCTTTTTTCCTTTCAATTTTCGGGTTTTTGTTTTTTTATTATTTTTATTTTTGGTGTATATCTTGATGGGCTTATTTCGTTTGCTCATTTTAATCCTGCGACGGCTTTTACCTCGTCCACCCCTCACCATCTGTTCTCCATTCTCTTCTTCCTCCCTCGCTGCTCGAGCCTCTTCTCCCTCTATGCCTACAAGAACATAGGATCCAAATATCTCTTCAATATGTGGCCAAAAATCATCATTTATCATTAACTGACCACTCTCATACAACCTCATCAAATAACGATTAAAATTGCGTGGGTCGTCGTCTGGATTGGGTGGGTCGTGGTCTGGACCGAGTGACATGGGTGTGCCAGGTGGAGACAGTCTTGGTAGAGCGTTATGAGCAACATAAGCATGAACAAATGCAAGTAAACATTGAAATTTTAACAAACTATTACAATCACATAATATTTCTTTTGAATCATTTATAGTAGTATCATTATCAATATTCTTAGCTGTAACGAAATAACTTGAATACAAAGGAGTTTTTAAAATATCAAGAGCTTTTTGATCTATTAAGTAATGTGGCCTATTTATTTCAGCTTGTAGGTCAGGGGGTAGAGTCATACAATCTATAGAATTTATATTGTCTATATCAGGACCATTAAGTTCCATTGTGTTTTGAATAAAATCAATACACCTTATAGAAGATCTGCATAGATTTATATTTTGAGGATTATCCCTAAATAACAAATTAAAAAAAGTCTCAATTATACGGCGTGATATTATACCTATACCTATTGGTTCGTTGCGTTCTATAACTTTTTGATCTATAAAAATGAAAAATAAATACATTTTCGTTAAAGTGAAATCATCGAGTTTATATGTCAATAATCCGCTTGTTTCAGTTAGACCACGCAATATAAAATATAAATCGTTGTACATTTCAATCATACCTATAATATAATCAAGATTTCCAGTAACAACCGGGTTACTAGATCTTAATCCTATAACTATAGCACATGTATAATATACAATTTTTTTCATAAAATGTTGTTTTAAATATGTGAAATCGTAATTAAATTGAAAAGCGTTAGTATAGATTAGATCAAGCGGAATGATATCATTCGTCGTTCTGCCACCTATAAGTGATAATGGATCAACAGTCCTATCCAAGTATGATACATACAGTCTTGAATCTTGGTATCCTAATTCTGTTTTATCATAACAACGACTAACATGAAATATTTCATTATAAGGCGTAAAAGCACCCACTGCTAAAACCGGTTCAGGATCGGGAGGTCCTCCAGGTGGAGGGGCTCCATCGATCGCATCAACAGTCTGAAAATCAAGAGGGGTGCGTAAGAAATCATTAAAATCATCCCTGTCAAAGGATGGGTCTTCTATAACTTGCAAAGGATGAAATGATTGCAATGTCATGTAAATATACATTTGTAGAGTGTGATCGGGAACGGGATTGGTTTCGGGATTGGGATTATTAATATAACGAATAGCTAAGAATAACCCATCTATAATATCTCGATGATTTATGGTTTGAAAAAAAACATCAAATTCAGGAGGATTAACATCACCACGCATAGTATCAATGATACGGATAACTGTGAATATGCCTAATGGGGTTAAACCATAGTCATTTACAAAATCATCATAAGGCAAATCACCATAAGGCGGAAATATATCTATATCTAAATAGAATGCCCTATTCTCTGGTAATAATAATCTATTTAGAAACCGCCTATAATTTCCACTTTTTTTTATCTGATTTATTTCTTCAATAGTACGGAGCTTACTATAAGTGGTTAATTCACTCCACCCATCTTTAACTGCTTTGTATTTGGCCATGTTTTGGGCGAAAGGATCGACTTGTTGTCGGGATGTAAATCCCATTACTTTTTGGTATGCCGCGCTCGCTGCTTTTATGTATGTCGAGAACGGGTTTCGGGATCTCGAGACCTTTTGTCGGTAACCATTTTCACTATCACTGTCACTACTAATTTCCACATCACTTTCCGTATTACTAATTTCCACATCACTTTCCCTATTACTAATTTCCACATCACTTTCCCTATTAATTTCCGCATCACTCTCTCCTGTAGTATTACCTTCGAATGAATCAACTCTACTAGTAACTTCTGTTACCTGCGGTGATGCTTTCGTTTGTTTATATCTCTCACTGATTACCCTGTTATTTATCCCGAGCACAACAGGTTCAGGTTCAGGTTCAGGTTCAGGTTCAGGATCAGGTTTTCGCTTTTCTCTTGTATAAAGATCATCTTCTATCTTTGTACTAGAATCCATATATATATATATATATTCACATATGGATTCTAGTACAAACATAATAACAACCCGCGTTTTTTATAATCATGTTTCCACCTAAAGATAATTGACGCATACCTGCAGGCCAATCGCCTGTTACAAAAAAAGTTTGGTCTCTAACATAGTTTCCTCGATGAGTATTATCAGTCCCTTTTGTTAATAAACGTTCAGCAGGCATAAGCGGGTTTCTTGCATTAGCCCCCAATTTATAATCCCAATATGCTAAAAATGTTAGATAATATGTGAAATATATCTGGGTATAATCTCCCGACATTTTTTGAAATAGTTTTTTTGCTACTGATCGTTTGTTATAAATGGGTGCAACTATTAAGTTGGTGTGAAGACCGGCATGAGGTGTATTGTATGGACAACCACATAGGTCGCGAATATCTTTTGATACATTTGTAATATTATTCGCTTCGTGAGGATTAAAATAGGCTGGTGGGTGACCGATAGCTTGTTCAGGATCGTCATGCAATGTAATTTTTTCACTAACATGTTTATCATTCAAATCGTTTGGCATGTCTTTTTTAATTGAAAACACGGCACCCGGTGTTAATAATAAAAACCGTTTTAAACTTGGTAATTTTTCATTAAAGTCATTACAATTAGGTAAGTTAGGTCCACCATGACCTGTAACTCTCATGACCGCCCCCACCTGAGTAATTTCAGGTGGCCAAACATACCAACTCCTTAATAAAATAAAATTATTGATATATGGCATATTAAAACATTTGTCTTTAAATTTGAATTTTTCAGCACTGTCCGCAAATACCGGGTGTCCCATGATATAATTTATAGTTAATTTTAAAGGCTCTACTGGTCCACCTGGTACAGGTGTACTAAGTACCTGCTTGTTATGTTGTATTAATGATTTTGTAATTTCCCCACCTGTGTCGCATACTAAATATACTTGCTGCTTAGTACGATAAGGTGAGTCGATTGCCCTATGTATTAACGCATTATTAAAATTAATCATAAATGTTGACGCATTATATCTTAGCTTTGTAATTTTATAGGTATATATAAAAGTATTTAGTTCGTCACAATTATAAGGCATATCTGGTGTAGTATAATATGGAGGATCATGACCAGCAGCAACAGCAGCAGCAGCAGCAGCAGTAGCAGCAGCAGCAGCAGTAGCAGCAGTAGCAACAACATAAGCAGGATTAGCAGCAGCAGGATTAGCAGCAGCAGCAGCAGCAGCAGCAGCAGCAGGATTAGCAGTAGCAGTAAGAATATGAGCAGCAGCAGCAAGAATAGCAGCAGTCGCAGCATTATAATTTTTTATAGCTGCGTTTGCTGCCTCAACTACTTGTAATCCTGCGAGAATAGCAGCAGCAGCAGCAGTCACATAAGTATCAAGAGTAGCAGGAACAGCAACAGCAACAAGAGCAGCAACAGCAGTATTAGCAGCACCATTAGCAGGAAGAGCAAGAGCATTAGTAACAGGATTACCAGCAGCAGGAGCAGCAGCAGGAGCAGCAGCAGTAATAGCATTTTGCAATCCTAGTAATGCGTATGTTGCTGCTGTTTGAGCCTCTCTTGCTAATGTAAGAGCATTGACAGGGTTGGGGTCAGAAGGAGCGAACCCGAAAAAACTTTTGTATATTGTGGTATTATCAGGGATGTCTTTAAACCATTGCTTTCCTAGCGGATCAAAAAACCTTTTTACCATTAAATCATCCGTATCTGGGGCTATTAATTCTTCTATATATCCGCAGGGACTTTCTGCTGGTGCTGCTGCTGCTGGAGGCGGTAGTATATAAAATTCTGTTTTAGTACGGGAACCTATATAATGCGAGCAAGGTGTTGACATGCCTTGTGGTGCGGTTTTGCCCGTAAAATCATGATATCTTTCAAAGCTTCTTTCTTCTTCTTGAGTACAAAAAAACGTGTTACTCGCGTTCGTATTTAGTCCTGCTGGTGCCGCTGGTGCCGCTGCTGCCGCTGCTGCCGCTGCTGCCGCTCGTGCTTCTTGAATTGCAGCATCAATTGCATAATTTACTCCTGCTACTGCTGCTACTCCTGCTACTGCTGCTACTCCTGCTACTCCTGCTACTGGTCCTGGTCCTGGTCCTGGTCCTGGTGCTGCTCCTGGTGCTGCTCCTGCTCCTATTGCTCCTGCTCCTATTGCTCCTGCTGTTGCTGCTGCTGTTGCTGCTCCTATTACTCCTGCTGCTGTAATGGTTGTTGCAATAGGAGCAGCACCAGCAGCAGCAGGACCACCAGGAGTACCAGGAGCAAAAGCACCAGGACCAGGACCAGCACCAGGACCAGCACCAGGACCAGGACCAGCACCAGGACCAGGACCAGCACCAGGACCAGCACCAGGACCAGGACCAGCA